AGGGTGGGTCGGACTTCTCCCAAATCTGCCATTGATCCCTCTTTACAATGGCTCCTTCTTCGGAAGTGGGGTTTTGTTGGTACTGGGCTTCCCATTTGGCGACGGGAAGTTCGGCTTTTAGGGCTTCAAGTTCTTCTTTTTTCCAAAATCCGGGCCACAGCGGGGTTCCAGAGGGCAAAATCGCGGGAAAATCGATAACTTCCCACTCATTTACCCCGTCTTTTTCGGCATTTTTAAGGATTTGCCCGGTCAAATCTCGCTTTGACCACCGGGTCATCACAATAATAATGGCTCCTCCGGGCTGTAAACGCTGACGAGGACCGGATGTGTACCATTCATAGACCGAATCAAAGACGGCAGGATTGCCCTGTTTGGCTTCCTGCTCCGAATGGGGGTCATCAATGATCAATAGGTCAGCGCCTTTGCCAGTAACTGCACCGCCCACACCAATAGCGAAGTAGTCGCCGCCCATATGAGTATTCCAACGACCGGCGGCTTTAGAATCCGATGACAGCTTTGTCTCAAAAACCTTCCCATATGCCTCTGATTGAACTAAATTCCTGACCTTACGACCAAAGCCAACCGCCAGTTCTGCGGTGTGGGCAGTCTGGATAATCTTCTTTTCCGGGTATTTCCCCAAGAACCACGCCGGGAGCAGGTAAGAAGCAAACTCCGACTTGGTATGCCGGGGAGGCATATTGATAATCAACCGCTTAAGCTGACCGCTGGCAACCCTCTCAAAGGCTTCTGCCATGATCTGATGATGCTTCCCAGAGATAAACGCAGGCCACATCTGGGTCACAAAGAAAAGATAGGACTCCTTGCACCGCTCTACCCGGTCCAACTCCAACAGAGAAAAAACCTTATTCCTCTCAGCCTCCGGGAGCTTGTCCACAACAGCCATGTAATCGGCTATTTCTTTTTTTGTAAGCAATGTCATAAGGAAGCAATCTCTTTCACTGTCTTGTCAAACAGCTTGATGCCATAAAACTTCCTTGGCTTGACCTCAAGAATCCCATCTTCCTGAAGCCTTCTGACCAGCCTGTGGACATTGGACTTAGCCTTCATCCCTATGCCCTTGGCGATGGTGTCATACGACGGAGCCACACCATGAATCTTGATGTACGCCCGGATGAACTCCAATATCTGCCTTTTTCTTTCAGTCATATCCACCCCAACACGGCTGAGGACTGCTTTGCCAGATTGTGCGGATTCGGTCACCGCATCACTCGGGAGTTCAACCCGCCAATCCTCATGCGTGTTAGCCCTCGTCTTTCCGAGGTGTCATGCTGGCGGCATCCCAACAGCGCCGAGCCACCGAGTCGAACGGTAGCCCCACCACTACCCCGTGAACGCCTTGTGCTTGGTTGCACAGCCACCAACACGACTGGACACTCACCATCTCTCTCGTCGGTAGAGGTGCGGTCTACCTTCTGGCAAATGCCCATGCGTGTTGGTACTCGCTCCACTGCTTGACCACTGACCAGAGTTAATCAAATTGCAGCATCTGCTTTCCCAACATTTAAACTATAAATGAGAACATTTAAACTCTCAACATATATATACCCCCCGTCTAAAAACCTTACCTCCTTTTCCTATGTTTCACGTGAAACAGGGGGGTGGGGGCAATACATTGTTCTCATTGGGTGGGGGTACATATTTGTTTGTGTGGATTACAGCGTAAGCGGTGACGGGTCCCATCTGTGCCACAGTGGGGGGTCGGGGTACGGTGGGGTCACGCCCAGCACACACAACGGGTGTCGGGGGCGCAGACTCACAGTGTCGGATCGTTTAAACATGATCACTTCACCTTCAATGTCTTCACATTGTCGAGTAGCTTCAGATGCTGCGACAGTTCCCGCTTCAACTGCTCTGGTGCAACAGCCTTGTCGGTCTTCTCTTCGATGCCAGTGAATAGCCCAATGGACTTGCCTAGCAGTTCCAGTGCTTTTAAACGTGAACCTTCCTGCTTGCCTTCTTTGCTCAGTGAAACCAACTTCCTCAACACATACCTTCTAGTACTCGCCACATCATCTGCTAGGTGCTCAATGGTCTCGTCCCATGCAGCACTGATCATGCTGGCGATGCGTGGGTCTGCTGCTAGCTTTGCCGCGTTGCTGCTGACTGCGCTATCGCTCATGCTGGTGTTATATGCCAGACGATACGCTTCCCTGCGGGTTTTGCCCTGTATGACATACGTTGCGAATGCCCTCTGCTGTTCTGTTAGTGGCTTATTGATGTTCTTTAGCTTCTTTGGTGGGAGTGATGCTGCGATCCGTTCCGCTTCGCTATCGAACCCCGGCGCATTGTCATCCTGATAACCCTCGTCGATGCACTGATTCGCTTCCTCCAATGCCGCCAGATACTCGCCTTGCGTCGTCTTTCCCATGTCCGCCTCACTTGCAATTGACAATTCAGCACCATCACCGCGCACTGATCGTTTAAATACCTTCGTTCGCATTATCCACAGAGTTATACACAGATGCAAGTAGAACAACGCACCTGATTTTGTTGTCAATACTGAAAATGCCCCTCAGACCTCACCAGAGGCGATCTGAGCCGTTTTTTCCGTTCAGGCTACCTCACCCTCACCCGACCTGCGTTCGTTCAACCTGCGCGGTTTTTTTATCCTTTGACAACTAGTTATCCACAGTTGCCATGTTGCATACGATAAACAAATCGTATATCTCATGAGTTGCCATTGATGTAAGTAAAAATAATTGGTATGTGCTAGTAACTAGTGCTTGCATCGGTGCTAGTACTATGATGTAATTCGCTCAGTAGCACATTCATTTAAACGTAGTAACTTGATAACTCGGAGGTCTTATGAAAATCGATCTATTTGAGAGACTCACCCACCAATACAGCGACGGCTGGAGCGGAGAAGATCAGCACCAATACATCGGCGCGGCGAAAGTATTGCGCTACCAGCGGCTGGCTGACGATGGCATCGACGGCAAGTCCCATAAGACACTGGTCATTGCCCCGGCTGCGCTGCGCGGCACTAACCTGTCCAACGCAATTGCCGACACTATGGGCGGATCGAATTGCCGTCATGAGCATGATTGCTGCGGATGCCCTCGCACCTACGTCGATGTTCGCCGCATTTCCCGCCGCGAATATTCGGTTCAATTGCACACTTACTACAACGTCTGAGGGGATTGTCATGTATTCAACACGCGAGGATTGGCTGACCGCAGCCGTCACAGAATTGCGCCCACTGTTTGATCTGTGGGCTGCGCCGCTCCCACAAAAAATCCGCGTCGCTTGTGGTTTCCCATCGAATGCCCGTCGCAGCAATGCCATCGGTGAATGCTGGGCTGATACTGCGTCTGCTGATAAGACGATTGAAATTCTGATCAGCCCGGTACTGGATAACCCTGATCGGGTGTTTGATGTGCTCGTGCATGAACTCTGCCATGCCTTGCCGGGCGCGATGAATCACGGTGTAACGTTTCAAAAGTTCGCCGCAGCCATGCACCTGCGCCCCTGCGGTTCAGGCAAACAGGCGTGGAAAGCCACCGAACAAGCGGCTGACTTCCTGCAATCGTATGGCGAGATCATCGGGTCTTTGGGCGCGTATCCCCATGCACAACTCAGTTTAAACACGCGCAAAAAGCAGGCGACTCGTCTGCTCAAAGCGGTTTGCCCGTCGTGCCAGTACACGATCCGACTCACCCAAAAATGGGCGCAGCAGGGTCTCCCCACTTGCGTCTGCGGTGACACATTCAATCTTGACAACTCGGAGGTTTAATTATGGCTACACTAATCGCCACGCTGGATCAAATTATGCGTATCCCTTTGCCGGTAGTGGAAAGCGCATACATGAACAATGTCGGGCTGGTAGGCAATCGCACCAAACGCGATATCGCGCAGGAACTCGCAGCGCGGGTTGATGCTGGCCTGATCACTCTGGATCAGATCAGGCAGTACAAGCCGAACACCGTCGCCCCGGCGCAGCCTGCCACGCAGCCTGCCGCCACTGACGTTGACGGCAAACTACGTCAGATGAAAGACCGCATCATCGATGCTGTTGGGATTGACCTGAACCGCATCGGCACTCAGGTTGACACCCTGTCGCTGGCGATGAATCGCCTCGATCATGGGATTGATGCAGCCGTCAAGGGCTTGGATTCCATCCGCACTGATACCGCTGCCAAAGTTTCCGATCTGGAATCCAAGGTCGCTGCCGCGCAGCGCACTGCCGGGTCTTTCAAGGTCGATGCGGCGCAAATCGCCTCTGTCGTCGCGTCTGCTGTATCCGCTGAGTTCGGTACATTTAAACGCGCAATTGAGGAAGCCGGGTTGCAGCAGGTTGCCGCTGACCTGTCGGCGGTGCATATAACCGGGACTGATGCCGCATACAACGTGTTCGATTGCCCTGCGCCTGATGCCGCTGGCAGTGACATGTCGGTGCAACTCTGGAACTCGCCCGCTGCACCTGCCGTTGATCCCAACTTTATCTGGCGTTCGACGATCCTGCGCCATCTGATCCTGTCTGAGCAGACCGGCGAGAATGCTTGGTTCGGTGGAGAGAAGGGCGCAGGCAAAACCCAAACCGCGCAGCAGTTTGCCGCTCGCACCGGGCGCGGATTCTGCCGTATCAATTTCCACAAGTACACGACTGCGGAAGAATACATCGGGAGCACCGCGCTGGTGAACGGCAATACCGTGTTTGCAGAGGGCGACTTCCTGCGCGCATACGAAACACCCGGCACGGTGATCTTGCTGGACGAGATCACCAACGCAGCCCCCGGTGAACTCGCTCCGCTGAATGCCCTGCTGGAACCGGGCGCAGCCGTGACCATCGGCGGCAAGGTAAGGCGCAGAGCACCGGGCGTGATGATCATCGCAGCCGACAACACCCTGACCAATGGTGACCAGAGCGGCAGGTACTCAGGCACCCAACAGATGAACTCTGCACTGGCTGACCGCTTCAGCCGCGTCGTACCATTTAAACACTTGGACTTTTACCATGAGGTCTCAGCCGTCCAGCGTCACACAGGCTGCACTGAAGACCTCGCCAAAGCAGTTATCGAAATGGTAAATGTCTGCCGTCAGCAGGTCGATGCTGGCAATATCGTCGATGCACCGTCAATCAGGCAGATCGTCGCGTTCATTCGGGCACTCCCAGTGCTGGGCGCAGATGAGGCATTCGACACCTGTATCGCTGCGCGTCAGCCGGGTGAATCAGAGATTGCAATCAACGCAATCAAGGCTGCTCATTTAAACAATAACATTTTCAAGGTGTAATCATGCGCGGATATCAATTCAGAGCAGGCATCGAATCAATGGCGCATAAGACCTGCGCCGCATTGGGGCTGAATCCAGTGTCGATTACTTGGACAAATATTCAGACTGCTGCGATCAGCGAGCATGGCAATATCCTGTTGGCGAATGTTGCAGATGATGCAACCGTCAGCAAGCAGTTAGTAAATCAATATGCCGGTTACATTGTGCATGAGTTGCTACATCGTAAATTCACTGACTTTCGGGCGCGTGATGGTCGCGCCTATGTGGATCGTCTGCACAATGCACTGGAAGATGCGTGGATCGAACGCAAGGCGATCGCCGTCGGGCTGACCGGGAATATTGAAACCCTGCTCCGCACACTGGCTGATGGTCTCGCCGACAAAGCACTGGCTGATATCTTTGTTGACTGGTCTGCCCCGGCGCAGTACCCATTCGCACTGGCACTGTGGGCGCGTGGATTCTGCAAGCGTGTACCTGTACCGGCGAACCTTGCCCCGATCTTTAACGAGGCGCAGCGCAGGATCGATGGCTGTTTAAACAGCAGCGATACGTTGGAGATTGCCCGGTGGGTGTTTGACCAGATCAATCAGCAGTCGCAGCAGCAGCCCGACAATGGGTCTGAGACCTCACCAGAGGGCGCACAAGGCGATGAATCCAGCGACGAGGGTCAGACTGAGGGCGACGAGCAAAACACCCCAGAGCAGCCCACTGTCAATCAGCCTAGCAAACCTGTACGCGAGGATGCTGAATCGATGGAGGTCGAGCCGACACTCAAGGTCGATGGCGATTCAAAACAGCCTGACTTCAGACCGGACGATCTGGGCGAGCCGGGTGACCATCTGGGCGCAATCACTTACCCGATCAAACCATTCAATGCAGGTCGGCTGCGGTTTGAGGTGCGCCGCCTGTTTGAGAACTCTGCGTTCGATGACTTTGCAGTGAACCGCAAATCAGGGTCTCTGAACGTGACCGCATTGCACCGGATCAATACCAGCGACAAACTGTTTAAACGTCATCAGGAACATGAGGGCATCGACTCTGCCGTTGTGATCCTGCTGGACGTATCTTCCAGTATGTCGGATAACCGCTCCGAAAAAATTAATGTGGCGCGTGATGCTGCTGCTGCACTGTACGAAACCCTGAGCCGCGCAGGTGTATCTGTGTCAGTCGTCGCATTCAATCACAACGTATCTGTGCCGGTTGCATTCGGTACACCAGTGAGCAAGGCGAGGAACATTATCAGCCGGGTCAAGTCCAGTGGATCGACGGCAGACTACGAAGCACTGCGTCACGCGCACCAGATCATCCTGCGTCGCCCTGAGTCGCGCAAGGTAGTCTTTGCCTTGACCGATGGCGAGGGCAGACCAGCATCAGCCCGAAAACAAATCGACATTGCAACTCGCGCAGGTGTGACCACTGTCGGCATCGGCATCATGGAGAGTGTCGGGCATGTATACCCTGATTCAATTCGGGTTGACAATCTGAATGATCTCGCAGCAGCATCATTCAACCGAATCAAACTTGCCGCATAAGGGGGGACTATGGACGTTGACTACATTGTGATGCTGGCTTGTGTTATGTGCATCGTCGTGCTCTGTATCACTGGCATTTGATGATAGTAGAAGGGGGAGATATGGCAAACCCTGTCGTGGATTTGTTCAATGAACTGTCTGAGGTTATCAGCGAGAGCGAGGTCGATACCGCTCAGGCATTCAGCATCTTGATGAAGCTTGCCGCACTGGGCGCGATTTACTCTGGAATGAGTCGGGCTGACTACCTGAGGGCGGCAGATACCGTGTATCAAATCGAGGCATTCATCAAGGCAGACGTAAAAGATCTGCCAATGCAGTAAATATTCTTATGTACGTTTAAACAGGAGAAAGATCATGAAAAAATATTCAGTCACGATCAGAGCAACAGTCACAAAAACATATGTGGTCGAAGCAGAGAACGAAGAACTAGCGGTGAAGGAAGCGCATCATTTCTTTACCGTCATGCCAGATAACAGCGAAGAGCGGTATTCAGAGGACTGCATCAACGTAGTGTGCGATGACATTTAAACAGGAGAAAGATCATGAAATATTACATCGGCAAAATCGAAGAGATTAACGGCGGCATGGAATACAGCGATAAGGTTTTATTTTCAACCAAAGGTAGTCCTGAAAAGTACATGGACAAGCTTGCCAGAGATTGGCGCGGATGCAGTAAAGGCGATTACGACAAAGAGCAGGGCGGTTATTGGTCTGACTGCACTATCGTGCGCGATGATGGATACCAAGAGATACCAGAAGAACATTACGAAGTGCTGCGTAAATACCTTGCGGTGCTGTGATGTTTAAACGAATCAAATGCATCACCAACAGGCACCCTCGCTTCTTGAAAGAAGCTTACAAGCATGATGTACTTATCGATCTACAGAACGACGAGCGGTTCATCAAACGCGGTGAGCCGTTCATCCGATGGGATGATGGGGCGTGGGATTTGTGGAGAATGGCAGATCCACCTAGAATGATGGGTCGATTTGAGAACCTTGGACGAGCAGTTTTTTATGGGAGATCGATGAAATGACTTTTTCAATCGCGGAAGTTTTTCTTTTATTGTGGGCACTGGGTGCATCATTGGTTGCCCTACATTTTTATCGTGACGCTAGTCTGGCAAAGCAGATGATCTTTGAGATACTTGATGACGAGAAGTTACGAAACCACATGATTGAGGGACATAAACGAATCGCCAAAGAAATGAATGCCCAGTAATCATAAGCACATTTAAACGAGCCTCGCATATGCGACTTTTTATGTGGTCGGACAGGTTGGGCATTCAAGCGGTTTGCCTGTCCGAAACCTTCAGACGCGACGAGGGGCGCGGAATATGCGTATCCCCTCAAAAATGATCGATTTGCTCCTCGTATGTACCTGACACGCGGTTGTAGAGCAGGGTCGTTTCCCCTTGAGTTCCCACCCAGCGGTAGCGTGATTTCCACACTGCGATTTCAACATGGTTTTCCAGCCTGTGAACCGTCAAGCCGCAGTCTGCCTTTGCCCACCATGCCATTGATCCACTGATTGACATACCGTCAGGGCGGGGTTGTTCGACTCCAGAGCGGTTGATCTTTGATGGGTGAGCCACGAACCATGTATGTACGTCGTGAGCCTTGCAGAACCGCTGCACTCGCGTGAGCATGTTGGATATCGCTTCAGTCTCTGTGCTGTTGGTCTTATCCAGATCAATGTAATTGTATGGGTCGATGACCAGCCCCCGAATGCCCATGCGTTTAACCGCTATGCGGGCACGCTCGAGGATGGAGTCGAGGGTGCTGGGTTCCTCCCCGTTGTTATCGATAAACAGGAAGTGATCCGACACCCATTTAAACGCATCGTCCCGCTCCTGATCCGTCATCCTGCCCTTGCCCTCGAAGAACCGTTTCTTTGTGTAAATTTCCATCAGTCGGGAGATATGGATCTCAGGTTGGTTCTCAAACGAGCAGACCGCGAACTTCCAATCATGGTTCTTCCCTAGATTGACCATGAGTTGATCGACGAAGTTGGATTTGCCCGATGATGGATAACCTGTGACTACCGTGAGTTGTCCCGGTGCTACCGTGTAAATCGTATCGACTGATCCGTAGCCCGTGCTGAACCCCTTGCCCGTGCCCTTCGTGTACAGGTCGTTTAAACGATCCTTGAACGCCGTTGGTTCGGAGAGACCGGCGATGGGGTAGGGCTGCGCGTCTGCGAGGATGCCCTCAATGATCTCACTGGGTGTCTGTGTCGGGTCATCGTCTGACAGAAACACCTCGTTCAAATCTTTCTTGTTGAACTTTGCGATCCTGCATTTCTCTTTGCCGATCCTTCGTGCAAGCTCTTCTGCCAGTGCTTGACCGGGAGGGTCTTGGTCTGTGGCGAGGATGATGTACGGTGCTGCGTCAATGATTTCTCTGGCGTTCCAGACATAAGAAAACTTCTTGTCCTCGCTGGGTAAAACTTTCCCATCTGCCACCTTGATGGGCGCACCTGATGGGACTGATACGACGTTCTGTATTCCTGCCTCGATCAGGGTTAAACAATCTATCTCACCTTCGACAATGATCAGGGGCTTGCCCTTCTCTACCTTGTCCAAAGCAAAGAAGTCATGCGCCCCGCCTTGGTCTTGGGTGAAGTCTTTCTCTGGGAAGGATCGATACTTGGCTGCGATCAACGCACCGTCCCGGTAGTAGGGGAAGCCAATGGCATCGGACTTCTTGTCCAGCCGGTTAAACCATCTGTCTGCTGCAAACAGCCCCATCTTGTCTGCGGTTTCTTTGGATATTCCCCGCGAGGCAAGCCAATCATAGTGGCGTTCTTCCAGCTTATTGCTGGTTATTACTTTCGATGGAACGGCAGACAAGGTTATCTCCTGTTTCTTGGGTTGTACTGAACCATTGGCTCCGCAGTGATGGCAGTGGTAAACGATTGCGCCATCGGGCTTGCGGGTCAACGTCATATCTTTTGACCGCTGCTTCCTCCGCTCCGGGGTACATTCGGGGCAAGAGATGCGGGCAGTTTGGTCAAACGGGTAATGGGCAATTACGTCAGCAATCATTTCATGCTGCCGTCTTTGTTTCGTTTAAAGCTACGGTTCTTCGATGGAGGCTGGAGAGTGACCCCGTCCTTGTTGGTGCCTCCCTTGGACAGGGCTTTGACATGCGCCACATCTTTGCCTTGGACATTTAAACCCTTTGCCTTGGCTTGACGGCGGGCTGTGTTGCGCTGCGCCCGGTTCTTCTTCTGCTCTTCTGTACCTTGGTAATTGTCGTATTCTTTACGGTAATTTCGCATGGCTCACTGCCTCATGAAATCGTTCGATGTTGGTTAAATGTTTTTCTGCGACAACACATCTCATGCCATAGCCAAAATCAGACTGCTCTGCGTTAAGAAGAAACTTTTTTTGGCTGATGAACCCATGTATTTTTACCACTGCTGGCGATTGAATGGAACATAAAACTGCCCAGTCTGTAGAAAAATCTTCTCGCCTGTTGAATATTAAATATCTATCCCCCTGCACATAAGGATGTGTGCTGGTTTTTATTTGGATGGTCTGTCCGTGATGGGTCATATCGACGTTCCCATCCCCACCTATAGTTATCTCTGTTTTAATAGGTATGAACAGTGCCTTGCTAACTGCAACTTCCCCCAACATGCCTGCGTAGTGGATAGCAAAGTCACTTTGGTTTGAGATGCGATTGTTGTTTACCTGCCCGTGGTTTAACTGGGTAGCCTTTACACCTTCGATGACCCCTGCGTGGTGTGCTGCCATGATTAGATCATGAGCATTTAAATTAACGATCATCCCTGCCCCTTTTGTTTTCTTAAAATTCTTGCGTGGGTTGCGCAAAATGGCAAACCATCATAAACAGTTTTAGCACGATGGTGACACTCCCAAGGGACTGCCGACCATCTTTTGATTACTGAATAACGGCAAATAGGACGTTTGTATCTAGGCAAATTCAAAATTTCACTCTCAGTCATCCCTGCCCCCTTGCGAGAACGAATTCTGTGACTTGATGCAGAGCGTAGTCATGCCCATCAGAAAACATGGTGTTTCTGTCGCGCTCCATTCCAACGAACTCGTCAATCATTTCAAGCACTGCTTTGCGCTCGGCTGCTGCGATTAGGTTGGCAAAGTGTTCTAGCGCATCCGGGTACACATAAAAATATTCAATTTCTGTCGGCGCTTCTTTATGAAAACGCATTCCAGATTCCCGTGCCATGCGGATAATGTCATCTCTGTTCATATCAACTCCAAGTCCTGTGCTTTTCTGCAACCCATTCCCTGCCGTCGTATTCTTCTATCTGCCATTGAACACCATCTGGTATTTCGACAATGCCCAAGCTTGCGCACTGTCCATCTGCTGCGTCACCTAGTTCTTCCACTACTTTGATTAGCACTGGGTCATCACGATCCACGCCGCGACAGTTCCATCCTTTGCCCTCAACGCCTTTAAGTTCTGCGTATCGTCTTGTAGCCTCATCAGATAAACTGAACCCACCGTAATCTCTGTTAATAACTATTTTCATTGTTCTCCCCTTGCTCTGATAGCTGCGGCGATGGCGAGAGTTCCGTAACCCTCAATCCCCATCTGCTCAACAAGGTTTGCCATCTTATCGCGCTCTGTTTCTACGACTAGCTCGGCAAAGCGCATGAAAAACTCAATGGCATCCTCTGGTAGCTCATCGGATTGTTCATAGTCTTCAATCTGAGATGCGCTCTCATGCACCATGCGGATGATGGTTTCCCTATCCATGTTTCTTTGCTTTCCCGCGAGACAGAAGAGGATAGGAATCCCTGCGAGCACCCATCACTAACAACTCATCCCACCTGTACTCCCTGAAGTTAACCAAGTTATAGCCGGGGCCAACAAACTTGCTGTCATCTTGGTAGTGCGGGACATACATGACTTCCCCCAAGCGATAAACCGGCGCAGTAATAAGCTCTGCCTTTGCATCATGACCCATGTCTTTCCCCTGAATGTTAATAAATTATTACTTATCACCCCAAAGACCCCCCCTACCCCAAACAAGAGTAAGAGAGGAGAGGTATCACCCGCCTATACAGGCATCGTCATGCCAGCTTTCGCTGCGCCCCCAGACCTGACGATTCGACCAGTCCCACGGATTGTTTAGGATCTGCCCCCGCTCACCGAAGTGGCATACCGTGTACCCTTTTCTTCCACGCAACCGGGATAGGTTCTTACTGACGGATGGAGTCCGAGATGGACGTAATGGAGGGGCGAAAAAAAACCGCTAGGTCAGACCCCGGTGGAAAACTCAACCTTACGGATGAGACACCCCAGACGGGGTCGGAGTCTGAACTAGCGGTTTTCTCTCGATGGTTTCCACGACATCGATCTGTTCGCATTATTTTCCAGAGGAATCTGGGCTGTCAATACTTTTTTGCGTGGCGGTAACCTATTTTTACATCGATGTGCATAACTCACTTTTTTTATTTGGGGGTGGCTCACAGGATGAGCCTGCGTTTAAACGGCATGCGGACGGTGCGGACGGTCGCATCCCCCCTTCATTCTGGCAAAAAGAAAATGATCGTTTAAACTTACTGGGCGGGCTTGTCACCCGCTCTTTCTCCTTCAGCCTCCGGTGACTCGGAGGCTTTTTTTTGGAGAGGCTCAACCAGTATCTCTGCCCTTGGACATTCCTTGTCCAGTGCCCAGTAGATATGTTTCTCCTTGACCTGACGGTCGTTCCGGTAGATCAGCCCCTGCATCAAGTCCAGAATCAAAGACTCATCTAGGTCTGGCTTACGCGAGGCGTAGTAAATCTTTATCTTTACGGCAACAGCGCATTCAATCAACTCATGCTGCGGGCATTGCTGTTTAAACCTATCGGAGTAGAACAAAGCCTTCTCCGACTTGATCACCCGCATTGACCCGCCGATCCGTACCACCCGCCTTGAATTTGCCTTGCTGGCAGGCTCACCAAAAATAGTGAAAGAAATTGCTTGCGCTGGAGGGAAGCTAGTACTATTATCTTTGGACATACAAGTAGGAGGGTAGATGAAGATCACAAATCGGTATGGTGTCCCAGACAATCTGGTCACCCTTGCATCCAGAGAATACTACACAAAAGGCAAGTCGCAGTACAGCGTGACCGAGTTGCTTTCTCCCCCGCGAGTCAAGCGTTTGAGGGAGAAGCACAATGAGAACATTGAGCAGGATGTCGCTGACATGCTGTGGCAGTTGTTAGGTTCTGCGCTCCATGTCGTGTTTGAAAGAAGCCAATCCCCCGGCTTCGTGACAGAGGAGCGTCTTTTCTGCGAGGTCGATGGGGTGACCATCTCTGGGCAGATTGATGTCCAGCAGGAAACCCCAGAGGGCGTGGTGATCATTGACTACAAGTTCACCAGCGCGTGGGCGGTGATGCAAGACAAGGTGGAGTGGGAAGAGCAGTTGAATGTCTATGCGTGGTTGTTGCAAAAGGTCAAGGGTAAGCCCGTCGCAGGGCTGAAGATCTGCGCCATGATCCGCGACTTCTCCCGCCATGACAAAAGGGAAGACTACCCAGACTCACCCATCCATATGCTGGAGATCCCACTGTGGGACTTTGAGGTAACTGAAAGATTCGTCAAGGAAAGATTGCACCAGCACCAGCTTTCTAAGATGCAAATGGAACTAGGGGAGAACCTGCCCCAGTGTTCCGATGCCGAACGGTGGATGTCAGAGACCGTGTATGCAGTGAAGCGAGAGGGCAGGAAGACTGCCATCCGTTTGTTTAAATCATTAGATGAAGCCAATGAACTGGCGATTAAGGAGAAAGGTTATGTCGAATCAAGAATTGGAGAACCAAGACGTTGCGCAGGAAACTTCTGTGGAGTCGCAGAGTATTGTGACCAATATTCCCAATGGCTGGGCAAGCAGCCCGGTGGAACTGCTGAAGCTGAACGTCAATAGTCACACCGAGAAGAAAGGCAACCTGACCTACCTATCTTGGGCATGGGCATGGGCAGAAGCTTTAAAGGCAGACCCGACGGCGAACTTCATGGTTCACATGTTCGAGGGGAAGCCTTATATGAATGTTAACGGCGGCGGCATGGTCTGGGTCACAGTCACCATGTTCAACAAGCCCATGACCTGCTTCCTGCCCATCATGGACTTCAAGAACAAATGCATTGCTGATCCTGATGCGTTCGAGGTTAACAAAACGATAATGCGCTGCCTGACCAAGGCTTTAGCGTTGCATGGTTTGGGGCTTTATATCTATGCGGGTGAGGACCTACCCGAGGATGTGGAGAAAACGCCTCCTACGCCAGCGGCAAAGGCTGCAAATAGCCCTGACGCGCAGGATGCTGCCAAGGACATTGCTTCGCTGGAATTATTTGTCCAAGGCATCCGGGATTTCATTGGCGAGTCCAAGACCGAGGAAGACCTGATTTCCTTCTGGAAAAACAATCAGGTTCAGCTTGATGAATTGAAGGCTGCTCTGCCCAAGCTGCATGGGGAGGTGGTTGAGCTATTTAAACAGGCAAAAGCCAAGGTCAAGAAATGACGGGGCTACGAGAAGCGGCACGGATGGCGCTGCATGCGCTTCAAGAAAGCAAGCCTATTGATATTGACGACCCAACGGCTTTTTACCGCAGCGCTCATGCAATAGAAGCCCTCCGCGCAGCACTAGCGAACGAATTCAATCCTGACTGGGATGCGATGGCTGTGATGGTTGAGGAACAGCAACGCATGGCAAAGCGCATCGAGGAATTGGAATCAGCAGCGCAGCCAAAGCAGGAGCCGGTGGCGTGGCGCTATACGATTGGTGAGGGAGATGATTATCTTGTCTCAACTAAAAAACCGAACCTTTTTTATGGAGATGGCAAGGGTGGATTCCGCGTTGACAATGGTGAACCGCTTTACACCGCCCCACCACAGCGCAAGTTCATAGGGCTGACGGATGAGGAAATTGAAGATGCCTGCTGGACGGAAGTGGATCAACGACTGCGATCATTTACCCGCGCCATCGAAGCCAAGCTGAAGGAGAAGAACGCATGACCCAAGCAACCACAGACGATGTAGTCATAACCGTTCGCATAGCTAGTTTTTACCCTTTAAGCAGCGCAGCAAAGCAAGAAGTGGTGACAGCTATTTCTGAAGAAATGGTAAAGCTTGGACATAAGCATAACTTTATAGTTTACAGAGCAAGTATGGAAAGCAAACCGGAGAAGAACAGTGGATAAAGACAAGATTTTTGAAATAAAGGACAGCATAAAGGTTGAGGGGATCACCGACGACTATGTCTGGTGGCACAAGGAAAAGCTCTTACTCCAAATGAAGTCTTGGGAGTTTGACTTTAAACGGGTGTGCGAAGTGATGGAAGCAAGGCACAACGAGCATCTGAAGATGATTGAAGATTTGTTGAGAGAAATTAAACAACTGAAGAAGGAGAAAGCAGATGAGTGACTTTGAACACAAGAAGGACAACGGACGACTCAACGCAGCGAAGTCCAAGCTCAAGGATACTTCCCCGGATTACTGGGGTGAGCTTTGCATCGATGTGAAAGACATGACAAACATAACCAAGACACCTGATGGTTACTACGTATTCCCGCTGTCTGGCTGGAAGAAAACATCCAAGGCTGGCAATGTCTACCTGTCTCTGTCGATTAAACGCAGGGGCAAAGATGATGTGAACCAAGCCAAGGATGATGACATGAACGACCCAATCCCTTTCTGAGGAGACAACCATGAAAGCATTAATCGCAATCTGGGCAATGACAACTGCCACGCTGGTCTGGGCTAACTGCACTTCCCATACCTACTTCATCAACGGTAAGACAGTCATCTGCACTACCTGCTGCTATGGGGCTAGTTGCACAACCAATTGTTTCTAAGGAGACATCATGGAGAAGACTAAAGCACAACGCGCCAGAGAGTTCATGGAGCAAAACCCTGATGCCAAGCCAGAGCAGATCGCAGCGGCAGTGGAAGGGATGCCTTTGTCATATGCGCGTTCATGGTTGTCTGACTGGCGGTACAAACAAAAACATCCGAAGGTGCGGAAATTTAAAAGAAGAAAGAAGAAAATCATGACCAAAGTTAAGGAAGTTGCGGCAGATGAGATCGTGCGTTTACACGAGATCATCGAGAGACAAGCCAACAAGATTGCAGAGCTTCAGATACAAGTTGATAACCTGCATCATCAGGCAACCGGGTATGAGTCCGTGATCAGCTACCTCGAACACAAGATGGGGGGTCGCTGATGGCACTCCAGTTTGAAGCAAGGAAGGTTGCTTTAAAGCAGGACCGAACCGGCTTCATTCTCACCTTGGCAATACACCCTGACGAGATCCCTGAAGAGTTGTTGAGGGATTTTGTCGGGGCAAGGTATGGGTGTGCGCTGGTCAGGATTCAGGATGATGAGTCTCCCACGAAGTACAACAACAGGACGCAGAAGGCAGGAATGCTCTGCCGGGATGAAAGCTTCTGGGAGTTCCTCGACGTTGACTCAGAAGACAATGCGGCGAATGAACTTTGCCGACGATGTGGCATTCAATCTCGCACTGAACTTCATGGGAACGAACACGCCAAGCAAATCTTTGACTCACTAGTCAAGGAATACGAGGACTTTAAATATGGCGACGACCCTTTTAAATAAACAATTTGTTGTCTACTTTGATGAAGCAACCATGCGGCGCATCAAACAGTTTTCCAAAAAGCATGGGATGTCTATGAACCAGTTAATCAGGGAGGGCGTTGAACAAAGGATGACTGAAGAGAATCCTTACGTCGCTGGATTCAACGATGCGGTGAAGAAAGCGATGATAGTTGTAGAAGAGAACAACGCCACCAAGATGCGCTTCCCCTCAGGGAAATCCTTTGCGGAACTGATTAACGAAGACTTGGAAAGGTTAATCAAAAATGAAGTTATTGAAGGGGAATAGGAACCAATGCGGAGGGTGTAAGGAATACTTCAATAGCCTTGGTGCGTTTGACAAACACAGAACCGGCAAGTACGGGGAGGGCAGGAGATGTCTGACACCAGAGGAGATGACGCAGAAAGGGATGTCCAAGAACGAGGCTGGTTTTTGGATTGGAGAGAAGATGAAAAACTGGATGGAGAAATCATGAACGCCTTTGAATACATAGGACTTACCTTGATGGCTCTTGGAATTGGGTTGCTCATCGTCATGGGTGTCGTCTACATATTTTCTAATTTCGTCGAATGAAAAGAGAACTCTTGATCGGTTGCGGTTCCGACACCAGAAAGAAACTAACTGCCGATGGGTCCAAGGAATGGAGCAATGTGACCACCCTTGATCACTGCGAACTTCATAATCCAGATGTCCTTTGGGACTTGATGGAAATGCCTCTGCCGTTTGATGACAATACCTTTGATGAGATACATGCATATGAGGTGTTGGAGCATACCGGGGCACAGGGGGATTACAAGTTCTTCTTTAAACAGTTCTCTGAGTTCTGGCGACTGTTGAAACCCGGCGGGAGACTACTTGCTACTTGTCCTTCTCGTCATTCTGTGTGGGCATGGGGAGATCCAAGCCATACTCGCATAATGCAAAAAGAGCAATTGATATTCCTAAACCAAGAAGCATACGAAGCTGGTGTTGGGAAAACGGCAATGAGTGATTTTCGTGATATATATAAGGCTGACTTTGTTCCCATCATGATCGATGAGAACAATGACAAGTTCGCGTTCATCATTCAGGCTGTTAAACCTCCAAGATCGTATGAGAAAACGACACATAATGAGGCTTGAAATGGAAGAGAAGAAACTGCAACCGAACGCATTGGTCGATTACTTGTTGAAGAAGTTAGGTTTAAAGAACGACAGGCAACTGGCTGAGTACTTTGATGTGTTACCCCCAGTCATTAGCAAGATACGTAACAGAAGGATGTCGGTGTCTGCCAACATGATTCTTTTGATTCATGAGAAGTTGGACATCCCGGTAGCTGAGATACGTAGATTGATTGATCAGACGAGGCAGAAATGAACACCAAGAACGGAATGACTTTAAACGACAACTATGTCTACACGCCCTCAACGACGGACATCACGATCCGCTGGCGCAAGGCAGGTTGGGTTCCTCCGACAGAAGATCCTTCTTATCAAAAGAAATGGGCAGACTTCCGCATCATGACCGCACAGGGTATTGAGAGCTTGGGCAGACCTGCGCCACAGTTCAATCCGTCGGTCGTAACCCCGTCCGAGAAGAAGTGGAAAGAGAAGTGATCTATAGGGATAAGAGACTTCTTGAAGCCGTCAGACACTCACCATGTCAGCACTGCGGGGCAGAAGATGGAACCGTCGTGGCGGCTCACAGTAACCAGCTTCGGGACGGGAAAGGCAAAGGCATCAAAGCGCACGACTACCGAATCGCTGCCCTGTGTTACAAGTGCCATCACGAAATAGATCAGGGACATAAGCTCTCCAAAGAAGAGCGTTTAAACGTATGGGAAGACGCCCACCGCAAGACAGTGGGCTGGCTCTTTGAAAACTCCTACCTTATTTTGCGGTCAGCTTCTTGAGTTGCTGCATGTTTGAGGTAAGCTGGTTTTCCATTTTGGTAATGTCCAAGATAGCATCCCGCTTCTGATCGCCACTCATTTGGGAATTGCGGATCAGGTTCTTCATCTCCCGGAGTTCCTTCATTTGCTTCTCTAAGTCTTGGATATAGTCCTTCGTTGCCAACATGTTCATGTTGTCTTGGTAGTACTCACCCCAAGCCTCGTAGTCCCCTGTGCGCTCCAAGAGGTTGATTGTGCGGGTAACCTCATCTACCGAATCCTTCATCTCGTAGAAGGCTGTGACCGTGCCCCGCGCCTCTGGGTCTAGGGCAAAGCGTTTGATGAAGGGCATCTGCTCAAGACGCTTGGAGACCTTGGGCGAGTCATTGTTGAAGTCCATGACCATGTCTAGCGCATCTACCAAGTAGCCACCCATTGTCCCTGTATATCCCTTGACCAGATGGTCAATCTTCATGGGGGATGCACCAATACCTTGACCTAACCACTGGGCAAAGAGAGAGGTGCCGGGACCGACTTGGAACTCAGGAGCTACATCCTTTAAACCCTGCGGGACAATGTCTCGTCCGGTGAAGAAGGAATAGTTGGTGATGTTCTCAACGAGAGGCAGGGCAGTTTGGGGGATCGGGTTAAACGCAAGGGTATTCATCAACTGTTTACCCATAGACTTGGCAAAGTCCTTCCCGGTGTCGTCCCCGAAGGAATACGCCATGATTCTTTCAGGGATGACCTTAAAGATGATACCCACCTCGAACGGGATGGGGATCTTGACCCCAAGGGATGGGACTAGCCAGTAGTTATCCCTGACCTCTTGTTCCTGCTTCTTGTACTCATCGTCATCATGGGTCAGTGCCCAGTACATACAGGACAGGGCTGCGATGGTCAGACCACGAACCACAAAGGTTCTCTGCCTTTCAGCCTCTGTGCCCGACACATAATCGCCGGTCAGTCTTTGGATGGTCGGTCTGATAGCCGCCCGGTACAGGACATCCAGACCCTGCATACGAGCGTTCAGGAAGGGGATTGCGGCGGTCAGAACACGGATAACGGCAGAGCTTCCCTTACGGTTGAAGTTCATGACCTCCATCGCTCGGAACAGAGCTTCTGCCTCATTCCCTGTCTCAGCCATTGTGGACTTGTAGACCTCAATACGAGTGGCTGCGTCCGATGCGGTCGTGCCCTTCTCCAAGGCTTGCCAGACACCCAAGGCGTAATCCTTGCCAGACTTGATGCCAGCCTTGATCCGCATGGCTTCTTCCATCGTCTTGCTGGACTGCTCGACATTCTGGGAGAACTCATAGCCCCCGATCAGACCTGCGTTTAACAGCTTCTCGTACTCAGGAGATGTCCCGGCAATCGACTTACCGAAGTTGGCGATGGTGGAGACTACCGGTTTAAAGTTAGCGCCGGAGGTCACATACGCCGACATAGAGTCCCTGACCATGTTCGCCAGCATAAAGGCTGGGTCTTTGGTCACAAGGTTTCTCAGCCAGTTTGCCGGGGCAGCAAGTAGCCCAATGAACGGCAGGTCAGGCAGGTTCAGGCTCTTGATGGCATTGATAAACAGGTGGTCATGGCTCTGGTAATAGACAAGCTTGCCATTCTCAATGGCGGTGAATATCTCAGGACCGGAAGCCACATGGTTTAAACGGGTAGCCTCACCAATCTGGGTAGCTACATCAGCGGCTCTCTGGGCTGCGACATTCTTGATACCCATTTGGATTGAAGATTGGGTATTCCTGACAATTGTCTCTAGGAAATCTGCCAGAGGAGCTTCCCCGCCCTTCAACTTCTTGGGACCTTTGACTCCGGAGATGGAAGCAAACAGGTTGGGACCAATAGTCTGCTCGCCCTCAAACTGACGGTAGAAGGGGACGTAATCACTGTACCGGGTGAACTCATCAGCTTTGTTCTTGGAGAGCACACCTGTATCCACAAGGAACTGAACCAGACCGTTGTTGTACTTGATCCATTCCTTCTGGATCTGGTCAAACTCTGGGTACTGCCGCTCCAGACGCTGGGCGTAAGCCATCATGGCTGGGGTGTAAGTCTGCTCCCTGCCATCTGCCAATAGTCTCTTGCCGCGCTTGGCTCCTGCCCAGAACTGATATAGCTGGTAGATGTAGGGATCACCGTACTTGGACAGCGGGGCAAAGATAGCTACAGGACCCTTGACCGTGTTGTTTAAATTGGTCACGGTCGTCACACCGTTCTTGTAGACGGGGATACCACCGATCCGGTCATGAACGCCAAGAGCAGAGGCTGTAAGCCCTGCGCCCAGATCAGACATCAAGGCAGCAGCTTCAGCACTGGAGTCAGCCAAGAGCTTTGCTCCACCCATCCGACGCACAAGCTCCTTGTCATAGTCAGCCAGACGGTTGTATCTGTTTAAAGCTTGGGCACGGAAGTTAGACCATGTGTTCTTATCTCTCAAGGCACCAGTGATGCGCTCGGCATGGGTTCTGTCGTCCCGTGCGGTCGTAACCTGATCCACTGCCGCCCGGATAGCCGGGTCAGTAGTGTCACGCAGGTTGTACCGGATGTCAGGGTTGTACTTGTCATACATCCCTGAGTTGCCAGTGGCAGACTTGATCTGTTCTGGGTTGTAGACAGCTAGGTTCTTCCTGCCGCCTTCTAGGACGTAGAATCCGTCAAAGCCAGCTTCACGAATAGATTTTTGGGTGTTTTGGGCTTCTATAAACATCCAACTTCCTTGCGCAAGAAGACCCATATCCCGCGCATGTATATTAGGTTGATTTTCTAATTTGTAATTCTTTTTTAATATTGGAGAAAGTTTTTTTCTGTGGTCTTCATTTGCATAATCAAAAGGATTCTGTGCGCTGACATACACAGGCATGATGTTGGCGCGGGAAGGCAACTCATCATTTATGATGTCGCGAATATCTAATTCTATGGAAGTCGGGATGAGACCAAAGGTGACATCCATTTCCTTGAATTCTCTTTGTATTTCATCAAACTGTTTTTTACTTATATCTTTGTTATCAAGCGCACGTTGTGCAGCCTTCATGATTATTTGATTGCGCTTTTCTGGAGTAGCTTTGTTAAAAAACTCTCCTACCATGTAGCCTTCGCTAGTGTCGCCAAACACTTCTGCAAACTTAGGATCTTCAGTTACAAAAATAGCATTCGCCTGTTTAGGCTGGAAGACAGTGATGTCACGGGCAGTGCCGTGGTACATGACCTTGGGAGTGCCATCTTCGTTGACTATCTTCGAGTCGCCAAACCATTGTTTAAATTGTGGCGTGTCGCGCAGGCTAAGTTTCTTTTTGGCGATAGGAATTGTTTTAATTGGTTCAGGCTTTGGCGGTTCTGCCGTTTTAAATTGATCCTGATCTGGGGCAACGACGGTGTCTCCATCAGTCTTTGGATCATATTTAACAAAGAAGCCATCGGTTTTCTCTGTGGCGTTCTTCTCGCTTAATGTGCCTGCCTTGTTGCGTAAACCAACAATGACCCCTGCACCCTCAGACTCTTCCTTCTCTTTGCTGTACTGGTCTAGGTAACGGGCATCGTACAGATCACCATCCAAGATGCGATAGGTCTTGCCGCTCTTCTCGTCTTTCAAAAACTTGGGCAGGGCAGACTTGCTTGAGAAAGCCATCGCCACATTGAAACCATTGTTTAAACGGTCTTTCACTGTTTCCCAGTTGTGGTCGTACCTGCCAGCCTTGTTCTTGAAGAACACGGGCTTGCCGTCAACAATCTGACCAAATCCTGTGGAGGAATAAGTAAGGTGGTGGTTTTCGGCAATCGTGTCGCTGTTGATCTTGGTGTAGTCGTAGAACATCACATCTTTGTTGCCATCGATCACGCCCCGGAACATGCTGGGCTTGAAGTCGGATGTGACGTTTAAACGCACTGCTGGGGCATAGATGTCTTTTGGAACCATGCCCACCTTGCCGGTTTCAGGATTCTTCTTCCTGACTGTCGGGGAGGCTGACCAACGCTTCAAGGAGTCAATCTCAGCCTGAAGCAAAACGGCAAAAGCTTCAGGGTTGACGATCAAGGCTTCGGTCTTCAGGTACTGGATCATCCGTGCGCCAGCGCGGAAGGCACTCTTCTGGATGTCCCCAACATCTTCTGCCGCTGCCCCGCCGAACATGAAATTGCCGCCGGATGTCTCGCCCAAGCACAGCCCCTCGCAGATTGAAGAGCGGGGGCAAGTAGAAACCTTCTCAGTGATCTTCTGGGCAGATGCCAAACCAAGACCTTGGGAAGCAACAGGCAGACCGTCATACGACAGGTTGTAGTCGCCAATGCGGGTCTTCTCTAGCTTGCCGTTCTCTGTTAGCAAAGAACCAATATTGTGTTCACGTTTTAACACACCCCTTGCCTGTTTAAGCATGGCAGCACGTTCTTTCTGGCTGGCAGCTTGATATTTCTTGATGGAGTCGGTAATGCGCTTTTCGTGGTCTTCGTAGCTGAACTCTTTGGCAATGGCTTCAGTCCTTGCCTTCTGGATGGAGTGCTGCTTCATCTTCTTGTTGAAGTACTCTCCCTGCGCCACAGGGATGTACAGGTCTACCCTGCCATCGTCATACTTCGTATCCACTTGCAGCATGTCGGGGGTCACATAGACCAGCACCGTGCTGCCGTCTATCTCCTGCTCCATGTTCCCTTTGTTGGGGATGACCTTCGCACCGGAAGATTCATTGGTCAGGTAAATACGGCTTCTGCCGTTTGCCGGGATAACTTTGGACGTATTGATCGCCAAGGACTCTGCCTTGGTCGTGTGGTAGTACATGGTTACCGTGCCGTCCTTGTTGATCGGCACACCCAACGTCGAGTCAAAGTCCAAATGTTTCTCAGGATTAAACTTTTGGAGGCTGTACTTAACATCATCAATAGGTACGTTTAAACGACCCTGAGATACATAAGGCAGGAACCCGTCTTCGTCATACATCTCCAAGGCTTCTTGACGCTCCTTGGGCGTGGCTTGCCAAGCGTCCGTCTGGTCGAACTTAGGCTCGGATGGTTTAACCTGTTCAGGCTTGGCAGGCTTCAATGCCCCACGCTCGACCTTCCCAAATACATCCTCGTAGGTCTGGAATCCTGCGCCGGTTAGGGCATTGCGTAGCGCCTCAAAGAACAGCTTTAAACGCTTCAAGATGGCAGACATCATCCCCGGAGGAGCCTTGGTCATGTCAAAGTCGCCAAAGGCATCTGCGATGGCTTCTTCGATAAGCGCATCCTGATCGCCCTTGTAGACGTTCATGTATGCGTCGTACCGGGACTGCTGACCAGCCTCTAAGGGGTCACCATTGATGTTTCTCTGCCTGAGATAGGTGTCTATCCACTTGGTCTTGGCTTCTCTCTCCAGTGCCTTCCATTGCTGGGGCGTGAAGAACCCAAGCTCTTTCAAGGCATGGATGGACTCATGGCGTAGCGTCCTGACGGGATTAGCCGAGTCCAGAGCGACCTTAATGACAGCCTTGGAATACTCCCCGTCGGCTTTCATGTCCTTCTCTATCTTTAAAGCCACATCCTTTAAACCAAAGCGGTCAAGGAGAGCACGGAGGGCAGGCTCGAACTCAGGCTTCTTCTGCTCAACTTTAGGCTCTTTTGGTTGTTTCCGGCGGGTTATCTCTTCTTCTGCCCGCTTTTTGAGCGTTCGACGACCCTTGACTTGGGTTAGAGCTTGGATCTCCTTTTCCGGGAGACCCTCGACAATAGCCCTCTCAGCCTCTTCCCTCGTCTTGAATACCTTGACCGCCTTCTTGTTTTTAAACAGGGTGAAGCCCTTGCCCTTGGTTTTCTTAGCCTTGGCGGGGACGACGGTGGTTGAAACCTTGGTTGGATCAATCCTGTCTAGCTGCTCGGTTAAACGGGCGATGTTCTCGGAGGTCTTGTTACGAAGGTTGGTCACATTGGCGACCATCCTGTCATAGGCAATACCTTCCTGACCGGCTGCTTGTAATTCAGTTAACTTCTCTTCTGCTTTCTGTATGGCAGCTTTGTTCTGTTCAATCCGGTTATTGAGTTCCTTGGCAAGTCTGCCCTGACCCTTGATAAGCTCGTTTGACTTATTGGTTGCCTCTTCCTCGGTGGCATAGACATCAGGCAGGATGTTCTCGCCCATCTGGACTTGGAAGCCCTCTGGCTTCTCCCCGCGCTCAAACATGCCTTCTTGGATCTCATAACCTTCGGGCAGGACTTCAGCGGTTGTGGGGGCAGTGATCTTCTCCCCTGCCCTGTCCACATCCCCACGGCGTACAGCCTCGTCCAGAATAGACTTGGCATACATATCCTCTGAGAGACCTGTGGATAACTTAATATCCGACAATGCATCAGAGACAAGAACGGGTTCCTCGCCCAGCTTCTTGTCCAAGGACTTGATCGCGGCGTTGTATTGCTTGTCTGTGAACCGGATGGCGTTGCTGCCGGTCTCAAGCTCTGCCTTCTCCGGGAGGGCTTGGATAGATTTAAACGCAGCAAACAACTGCGCCTGAGACATAGACTTGGGATCTGCCTGACCAGTCGTCCTGTTTAAAAAGTCGGAGAAAGACTGGTCTATGGGGATCTGTTTAGCCGTTGCCTGATCCAGAATATCCTTGGCAGTTAAACGCTCTCCTTGGTATCCGGTGCGGGCAGCAAGGAGGGTATCAATCTGTTTCTGCTCCTCTACCGGGTTTACACCGGGCATGGAGTCAACGATGTCTTCGATGGAATAAGACTTGATGGGAGGAAGCCCAGCGCTCTTCCTGTATTCATCGATGTGCTGGCTGAGATAGGGATCAATCCCTTCCTGTTGGAAGTTTTCCTTCTCTATGTTCCCAAGCGGGTTACGAATGGGATGGACGTTAGTGGGAGCCTTGACCTGAACCGGAGGAGCAGAAACCATCTCCTCTTCCTTGGCACGTTCCTGCGCAGCGGCTGCTTCCTGCTGTTGGCGCAGAGTCTCCTCTTCCTTGCGGATCTGCTCGTCAATCTTTGCCTGCTCTTCGTTTAAACGCCTCTCCTTCTCTTGGGCGTACTCCTTGCGCAAGCTGGACATTTGGAGGGGAGAGACTGCCCCGCCGGTTAGGGCACCCATTAGGGCATCCCTTGCGACCGCTCCAGAGACACCTTGGAAGGTGGAGGTATCTATCCCTGCGTTTTGGAGGGCGACATTCTCTGCGACCTGACCGACACCGGCTTGGATAGCCTCTGGGACAGCTTCGCCCAGAGCAGTTATCCCGGCAGTCTTTGCCATGCTTGGCTGGGTCAGAGGACGAGTAGCTGCCTTTTTCCCAGCTTTGCCAAACATGGATTCCACACCCAAGACTGCATCCAACATCCCGGCAGCAGCGCCACCCATGATGCCCGGAGCATTCTTGCCCAGATATTCCTGTGCCTTGATGGCTTGGGCTTCTGCTTCAGGACGGGACAAACCCTTCTCTTCCATCAGCTTTTGGGTGACGCTCTCAAAGATACTGCCCTTGGCTTCACCGGCTCCTTGCAGAGCACCGATGGCAAGCTTGGCAGTAAGTGCAACTGCTCCAGCAATAGCAAAAGGAGCACCTGCCACCATCGCTGTAATCCCTGCTGCGATAGCCGGGACGGACGAACCAATGCCTGATGCAATAGCTTGAACTGGAGCTTCAGTGACAGCGCCAACGCCAGACCCAATTTCAGAGAGAGTTCCTTCCTTCTCTGCCCTGCTCATGATCTCTTCCCGGCGGCGCATCTCTTCCTGCCGCTCAGGTGTCATGCCCTGCTGGATTTCTTGGGCAAGCCCTCGTAGACCACGGGCAGGGGCAGATTCAGCCCCAAAGGCTGAAGCAATAGACCCGGTGGCACCTACAAGACTAGACAACCCGGCACGACCAATGTCTCCAAGGGACATGGGTGCTCTAGGCTGCTGCTTGAGTTCTTCTGTGGCGAACCCCGAATAAGGATGCTGGGCAACCACAGCCCGGATGACATCATCTTGAGTAGCCCCATCAGGACCCTCAATACGATAAGTGTTACCGTCAGGTGCTTTGATCTGATAGAGCGCCATTTAATTCTTTCTAAGGAGAAACTTTTTCAGCCTTACCCCAACCTTTACCTCCTTGCGGAGCCGGTTCACCCGGTGCCTGACTTGCAATGCCGCTAGTAGCACGACGAATTGCATCATTCATTTGCTCAGTTAAAGCTTGTTCCAGAGCAGTGTTCTTTGCCTGTCTTGCCATAGCAATTTGAGGCATGAAATCTCCTTGAATCTTCTGGATGATCTGAGCTTTGGTTTTATCGGAACCGTATTCCCCAGCAATACCCTGACGGCTGTATTTAGCTGCCATTTCATAAGCTTGCTCGTTAGTGAGATTTGGATTCTTGCTCTTGAAGTATTCAGCCAACCGGGCAAACTCAGGAGTTGCCTGAGCGCCTGCGCGACGAGCTTGCTCTCTTTGAACATCGACAATATCTTTATAGTACTGCCCTGTCTGTTGAGTTTGCGCCAAGTCTTTGAAACCTTCTGCTTGTTTGGCTTTGATATCCAGTTCAAGCTTGGCAATGTTTTCACGATGCTTGCGTTCTGCTTCCACATCACCACGGGCTTCAGCACGGCGCAGGTTCTCGATCTCCGAGTTCAGCTTTGCCATGTTTAAACTCTGCTCACGGCGCAGGGCTTCCTGACGAGCACGACGCTCATCTGCTGCCTGACCTGCGGCAACACGGGAACGACCAAAGCCACCCAACAGAGACCCAATGCCGCCGCCACCGCGAGTGGCTTCTCCTGCCTCAATCAAAGCTTGGGACAGAGAACGACCGGAAGCCGCTTTCTCTCTTTCCTCAAAGGCTCTTTGGTTAGCTTCGTCCTGCTCTGCAATCTTCTTCAGGACAGCTTCATATCCAGCCCCGGCAGGCTGCTGTAGGGCAGGGTTAGCCTTAGCTGCTTCTGCCAAAGCTTCTTGTGGGCTTTGGATGGTTGGGACAGTCATGCCTTTCAACCGCTGCTCTGCCTCTTGAAGATAGGTTGGTTGTTGTGGGGCAACCTCTTGGCGGGGGCGAACAGAGCGAGTGCGTGGCTTCTCTTCTCTCTTCTCTTCTTTGGGGCGGTCTTCTTCAAAAGGATTTTTGATGGAATCTGTACCGCCGCCTGCAAATGTGACAATACCGCCACCATCAAATTTAAATATGTCACCAACGGGAACGCTGGCAATCCCACCGCTTGCCATTTGAACTGGCTCTGGGACTCCTTCTGGCACCTGCCCTGAAGGTTCCGTCATCTGCTGGGCAAGTTGCTGACCCGCCTGTTGTTGACGAGCTTGATCTGCCGCAAGTTGATTGATGCCCTGCTCAACAGCCTTACGCTCAATCTGTTCTTTGACAGAAGCTTCCGGAGGCTGAACCTGTTCTTGTACCTTGTTTCTGCGCTGGATTTCAGTTAACGCAAGCCAAGGAGGAATCTCCGGGTTAGATTGATTCGCATACTGTATAAGAGCATCCATAGGGATCTCTTTTAAATGCTCTTGGATTTGGATGAGATTCATGGCTGATCCAGTTTAAATTTTTACGCCAAGTGCTTTTAATGCTTCAATAAGACCACCGGCTGTGGAAGAAAGCTGACCCAATGTAGACATTTGCCCCGGCTGCGTAACCTGTGTAGAGATAGGCAGACCTTGCAACATGGATTGCTGGAACTGAAGCATCTTCTGTGGGTAGTCTCTCTGTGCAAGGAACTCGTTGTAATCTGCCGTGATGCCTTGCTGCTCAATGCCTCTTTGTGCTGCGCCTTGTTCTGCCAAGGTATCAACCAAGCTCTTGGCTTGAGCTTGCTCTGTATTGAATTGCTGCATGGCTTTGTCATATGCCGTGGCATATCCTTGACCAACAGTCTTGTTCATCTGATCCATCAAATTACGTTGCGTTTCGGTGTCCATCAATGCCTGACGCGAACCACCAAACGCACCCGCACCGGTTGCCTTGGCAGCGTTTTGCATCTGGGTAATCTGAGACTGACGGCGTAATTCATCCAGTTGTGGGTTGAGCACAGCTTGGAGATACGGATTCATGTATTGAGAGACAATGCCTTGACCCGTCATTGGCTTACCAGAGGCATCCACCGCCCCTTCTGGAGCTTGTCCTGTAAAGGATTGACCGTAGTTTCCGGGGAAAGAAAGAGAGCCAAGACCTTGGAAGACCTTGGACTGCAATCCTGACTCACCCGCAGTCATCGGGCCTTGATAGACCTGATACGGGGATTCAGCTAAAGCCTCAGTTTTACCCAGCATCTTGGTGACATAAGGCCCTGCCCAAGAGGAAAGGGTTGAAACGTCAGATACTGGGGCATTTGTTTGTGCTGTAACGCCTAGAGCGCCAACACCAGATTGTCCGGTAGAAGCCATGATTACTCCTTATGCTGGCAAGTGTTTGTCTGCTTTGGAATTGACAGCAACCTTGCCTTTGCCAACTGTCTTTTTACGTTGTTTCTGAATGCGATCCATCATGGCATAGAGCTTTCTGGCACCAGCCTCGGTGCTTCCATTGCCAAGCTCTGACACGATCCGCGCAGGGATTACAAACTCGCCATCAGCAAGACGAGCAGGCTGGCGTTCGCCAATAACAGCAGGGATAGAATCAGAAACTCCATCGCCGGGTCCTTTCAAAAGACGACCACCATCAGAGTACCCACCAAGTGAAGCAATGCCACCATCTGCCATTTTGATAACAGGCTCAGATGGGTATCCTTCCATCAAACCACCCTCTGCTGCTTTTGGAGTGTATGTGATAGGTTTAAAGTAAGAAATGCCGCCAGATCCGGGACGACGCGGGACGGTCTGACCAGATGGTGTGGTAACAGTTGTCGGGATGACATTCTGTTCTCTGGTTGCGGTGTAGGAGGGAATGCCGCCGGTGTATCCAGAATACTTGGGCTGACCACTGCCCCCCATCTGATTTAGCAAATAGGAAAGAGCAGCTATACCGCCAACTTGAGCGCCCTTGCCTTGTTCTCCACCCAAAACACCGCTGATGTAGTCTAGGACTTTCCCGCCGGAAGAAACAAGGTCACTGCTTGTTATCGTGTTCCAAATGTCACTCCAACTGGAACCGCCTGATCCGCTAGATGTGCTACCGCCAGAGTCGCCTGTAATTGTTGTGCCGCCTGTCCAATCATAGTCAGCCATGATTAACCTCTTAAAATATTGAGAATATCTTCCTCGTCGCCTTTTTCTGCCAATATGGATTGGAGTAATGCACTTATGGCATTTTCTCCCTTTTCTCCAGATGCAGCAAGTTCAGGTCCCGGTTGGGAAACACTTAAAGGGCGATACATTTCTTGCAACAATTGACCGCCCTGTCCCACCTCTTGTCGGGGTGATCCAAACTCTTTGCCGTAGTAAAAGACAGATGCCAAGGGTAGTTGCCCACCTTGGGTTTGGGGTTGCGCAGAAGGAGCAAGCGCACCAAACAAACTGGCAATTCCTGAAGGCTGGGTGACGGTGGTAACACCGCCACCTGTTCCTGTTCCTGTACCTGTCCCGGCTCCAGATCCCGCGCCAGAACCTGTTCCTGTACCACTTCCTGTACCTGCCCCTGTGCCCGTGCCAGTTCCCGTTCCTCCAGTCCCTTGAGTTGGAGATGTGCTTGGCCCCGGTGTTGAGCCGGGGGTTTCTCCAGAGACTCCTTGCTGACCGCCTCCCGGCTCTTGTGAAGGCTGGGTCGTAGAACTAGGAGGCGCAGTAGGCTGTGGTGGAGCTTGCGTTGGCTCTTGCTGGGTTGGAGCTTGGCTTGAAGGAGCAAATATCTCCTTCAAATCGCTCATATAAAGATTGGCAGCATTCTGGCTAATCTGATCCTCTGTGGGCTGAACACCCATCAAATCAAAATTCTTTTTTGCAGCGCTAGTGTAATAGTCGCTGACAGCAGGATCTTTTGCGTATTGTTTTAAAACAATATCTGCATTTGGCATTGCATCATTGGCAATGCTAACACTGGAGACAGCTTTAGAAAGGGCGGTTTCTGCCTGAGGCTGCGACGTTCTTAGAGCCTCTTGAATTGCCTCAAAGGTCTGACTTTCAAAAGGTTTAAACGCAGGCTTCGCAACAGGCGCAACTTCTCCCGGAGGTTCGGGGGAAGGCTGTTGAGCGCCACCACCACCTTCAGAAGTGGAGGTTTCGTAATCCTTTATGGTTCTCTGTACATCCAGAGGAGTTACATTGAACTTTTGCTCTGGCGGGGTTTGCTGCCACTCCTGCTCAACTTGCTTTGTGTAGTTGTCTACATTTTCTGCAATTCTTTGGTTTATCTTTTGTTTAATATCTGGCGGCTGTAGGTCATACCAAACTATCTTTTCATCTATGTTTTTACTTTTGTCTCCGAACTCCACGAAGACATCATCGGCAATGAATTTAAACCCTCCGACAATCTTTCCTGCTTTAAGAAGATCGTCATATTGCTCTGGGGTTATTTCTTTGCCAGTGGCTTTGTTAATTATTGTGGAACCAGTTGGTTCAAGTTTTACCTCAAACTCATCTGCAAGTTTGCCAACTAGGGAGCGAGATTGACCAAATGAAGAAGATGTTCCGGTAGAAATAACACCACCTAGGTCATCAAAGAAGCCGGTTTCTTTCTTTAATGTGGGCGGCAGAACATTTGCAGTTGAAGCCTCATCAAGGGTCAATGTGTCTTTTGCGCGGGCAGCAATCTCTGAAGGCACAGTTGTAGAGATGGTTGCTGTGCCGTCAGGTTGTATTGTGTATAAACCTTGACCACCTTCTTTGTCAGTGATTACGTATTGATCTCTGCCATCAGCATCCTTACCAACATATCTTAGGTTGGTATCCTTCGGGATGTTTTGGAAGACTTGTGGCAGCTTGCTTAGATCAAGCTCTGCCAACGCAGGACCAAACTGTTTACCGTATTCAAGTGCTTTAAACTTGGGATCGGCGGCAGAAGCCGCTACAAGCGCAGAAGATTGGTCTATGCCACTGGCAATGTAGTTGTCATAGATCTTCTTGGCTTCGGGGGATAACTCAGATTCGTTTAAAGCAACTTTGCCTTTTAAAGCGTTATCATATGCTGTTGATGCACTTGCCAATATGCTTGGGGCTGCTTTGGTCAAGGCAGTCTCTATGTCAACGCCAGAAATAAGTGCGTTTGTAGCTACGTTCGCCACATTTCCAGCGGCATCTGCTGCGGAAGCTAGTTTCTGCCTGTCGATTGAATCTGCCAGAGAGTCTGCAACATAGTTTTTTACATTGGCATCAGCAAAGTTACCGGCAACACTGGTAAGGACATTCTCAAGTATCTTGTCGCTATCTGTTGCTCCAGTTACAAGAGCAGTAGTAAGCCCGTTACCAATAATATTTTTTATATCTTTATCCGTTACATTGCCGCCGTAATTGTTAATTGCGCTTGTAATCGAACCTATTACATCGTCATCAATGCCAACTGCTTTTGCAATATCCCCAATATTTGCAGTGACTGCTGTTCCCAGTCCCGCAGTGATGGCTGCTTTAATAGGATCACCACCTGTCGCAGCAGACAATGCTGCGCTCAATGTGGCATTAATAACTGCGTTGGCAGCAACCTGACTTCCAAGAGTGGTGGCTAAAGAAGCGCCTAATGTGCTTGATGATATTGCCGAACCTATTCCGGGAAGCGCCAAAGAAAGCCCAATGGCAGCAACAGGAAGTAGATCGCCGTACCAAGTCTCACCAGTGACGTTCCTAGTGGCTGTATAGTAATTGACGACAGGAGCGCCCTGTTGATTGACTACAGGCGTTAGATTGCCAGACCCATCTGCTTTAAACAAAATTGAAGCATGTTTGGTTGGCTTATTATTTCCAATATTTTCTAAAGCGTTTGATACAAGATAAAAATCTTTTGTTTTGTCAGAAATGTCTTTGTATAAATTGTCACGATCAAGCTTTGTTAGATATTCTCCATTAGACAATCTAGCAAGATACGTTTCTCCTGTTACAGGATCTGTATATTCTTTGGAATTTTGTGCTGTGGCTTTTTCTGTTATTCCATATCCACCGCTTGAAGGAACAAACTTAACTGGCTTTACATAATCTTCGTAATTTATTCCAAGCTGTTCTGTTGCTTTTTTAAAGTCCTCATCTGTAGCAGCTTGGTTAGTTCCGGGTTTTACATATCCTCTAGCAAACTGAAGTCCAGTACCGGTGTTTACACTACCTTCGTCAATTCCAACAACAGCAGGACCCCTTATGACTACGGCATTGTCAGATGCCATGCTCCAGCCAAAACCACCAAAGTTCCTTATTTGGTTTTTATTTGCATAGTTACTTGATTTCAATGCGGCATCTAGCTTCTTTTGATCAAGTATTGGCAGACCTGTTTCTGGGTCTGTGTTAGGAAACAGATTGGGCATTGCGCCTTCAATCCGATACGTATTGACTTCTAGCTTATCTTGAGCCAGATTAATATCAGCAATAGTAACGCCAGCGATTTTTTTTAATTGTTCATTTCCAGAGTCTTGGATAGACTTTTTTATCCCATCCAAAACTGCTTGAGCAGCAGTTGCATCGGAAGTAGTTTTAATATCCTCAATACTGGATTTAAAAGTATTAAGATAATTGTTTACATCCTGAATTCTTTCAGGGACTGCTTTTTGTAAACCTTCGAGACTGTCGTTTATCTTGTTGTAACTGGTTTCGGCAGCAGAAACATCTTCAATAGCTTTGTTGTATGCGTTCTGCGCAGGCACGACCAGTTTGGTGTCGTACTCTTTTCTGACCAAATCATTAACTTTGCCAAAGTTAGAATCTGCCGCATCAAATGCTGTTTTTGCAGCGTCATAAGAAGATTTGGCGGCAGCAGTCGCAGAGGTTTCTGCCTTTACAAGATTCGCATCTGCTGTGTTTCTTGTGGACTGGGCAGCAGTTATCTTGGAATTTATTGAATTGTCGGCAGCGGTCTTGGCATCGACCATTGCTTTATCAGCTTCATCGCGAAGCTTGATAAATTTATTTACTTCCGAGGTGGCTTTCTCTTCAGATCTATTGATGGTGGCCTGAAGCTCGTTCTCCCATTTGCTTAACTGTGACTTGGCTTCGTTAAGCTTGCCCTCGTAATAACCCCTGTCTCTTTCGCTCGACTTGTTTAAATCATCTTGCGCAATTTGAATTGCTCTTTTTGAATCCTCAACCTTCTGACGGTTGTATTTGACATCAGAATCATTGTTGATTCGGTCTGAAGAATTTCTAAAGTCGTTGGCTTTTCTAAGCTCTTCCTCGCGAGTTTTTAAAAGGTTTAAAGCGCCTTGATATGTCTTGTCATCTCTTAGGTAGTCGCCAGAGTCTCTGTATTGCGTTATCTTGTTGGCTTCAGTAACTGCATTGTTGTATGCAGTCAAAGCGTTTTGATAAGCAGAGTTATCCTTTAGGTATTGCTTTGAGTCGTAGTATTGCTGTGCTTTGGTTAAAGCGTCTTTCTTTTCTTGGAGAGCCTTGGATGCTGTTACATACCTAGAGTCTTCTTTGACAGTTTTCTCTAGGTTATTTTTAATATCGTTAAACTTTGCAAGGGCTGTATCCCTATTTTTAATGGCATTTTCTAGCGCTGTTTTTGAGGGGACAAGCTTTGCCTTTTCGTCTGCATAGGCTTTCTCTGCATCATCAATTGCATTAATTGCTTTCTGTACATCTGCCAGTTTTACAGCGGTGTATGCCACGATATATCCTTTACTGGGTTAGATCATAGAAAGACAGAGAGCCAACACCACTTCCCTTGGTTGCCCCATCTACGGTGCGCACCGCAAGCGTGTAAACGTCGCTCGTTCCAGAAATAGAAGCACCAAGCTGTAAATCCCAGTTGTATCCCGTGGGAGCTTCGGTGTTTTGAGTGCCGCCGCTACCGGTCGATGTAATGTAGTCAGTTTGCACAATAGTTCCAACATTGGTAATTGCTGTTGCCGCAACATCGTATTCAACATTGCTATCTGTTGGAACCGTTGCAGCCCATGTAGCGCCCGTCAATGTCGGATTCTTTAAAAGAGCCACCTCATAGTTTTGATTAGTCAATGGCAAGAACTGCACTCTATTTGGCAATACTACTGCTCCCGTGCGACCTGTTGCCAAACGGATGGACACAATAGGGTAGAACGTCGCTGCCGTGTCGATGTTGGTAAAAACTGTAGTGCGCCGCGCTACATGGTCTATGGATATTTGCTCAAACCCGCCTTCTGATACTACCGAACAGCAGATAGCCTTCATTGACGCCGCAATCGCAGAGGTAGTGCTTATCTCATACCGTACCGGCAGGATAGCTGTAGTCATGTAAACGGATGTGATGTCGTTAGCATTGTTGAACGTATGGCAGACAATGTATTCACCGTTGATGATAAAACCGCAACGGACTGACCCCACACCCAACCATTCAAAATCCATCCACAGAATCTGAGCCTTGGATGGGTCTAGCGTTAAACCACTCGTCCCTGTACCGTCCAGCTTGTCCCCGTTCCAATCATCTTGATTAACTGTGCGGATGTCGCTGGGTGTGCCCGGTGTCGGAGTAGAGCTTGAGCGCAGGACAAATGAATACACACCATCCACACGCTGAAAGAACACACCGTTATTGTCATTGTAGTAACCAACCCGCTGGGTCAGGTTGACGTTTTGGCTGCTGTCCATGACAAAAGTCGCCAAGACAAGCAAGCCTTTACCGGGCTGGTACGGGAACGATCTATAAGACTGCCGTTTAACTGATCCCACGCCCCCGGCAGTAACCTCCATCTTGATTGCAGCCTCGTTGGACAAGTAGGTTGTTGTCCCTGTCCCGGTTGTAGCTACATCAAACTGGTTGTCGGCAGCATATCTGTTCTGGCTGTCAAACAGGGTGTATGGCTGGCTTACCCGAAGCCGCCCAAAAGCATCCGTGTTGGTGCCCCCTATTGATACCGGTAGTGTTGATCCGTTAGCCATAAATTGCGCCAAGTATTGATCCAGCGTGTTGAAATACAGACGCAGGATGTTGTTTAACTGATTGTGGTACTCCTTGTTGTATACATCAGGAGCATACGGCAATGCTGGAGCTTTGGTTGAATAAAGCTCCAATGATTCTGTAATGACAATTTGTGTACTCATCTGCGCCCATCAGGTCTGATGTCCAGCCTTGGAGAGCCAAGCTGCCAAGCAACGCCAACCTCGGTTGACCTTAGCTCCAGAGTTATCTGCCTTCCTCTAACCCGCGTGTAAATCTGCCCGGTGAACTCTTCAATGGGAATCTCTGCGGTTCTGACAATATCCCTGCTTGCATACCCACCAACGGACGGAGGAGTTGTATATCCCGATCCTGAGTTCTTCATCGGCTTTAAATACATGGTCGCCGTTGGGCTGGAAGCTGTTGAACCGTTAAACGTGATGTCTGGGAGAACACGCCAGACAAACGAGAAGTTGTGCCCATCGTCCAAGTCAAACTCGGCAGAGTTGATGTATGCCTCAATGGGAACCGTTGTACTTGTCTCTTTGTTATCGTTGCCAATCTCATGAACAACCGTGTTGTGGATGTAGGTTGTGGCAATCGGGCCCTGCTGATACGGGGAGTCAAGCCATGCAGTCCTGCCAAGGTCTCCGTAGTACCAGATGTCTTCCAAGTAGTTATAGACAACGTACCGGTCAATGACGGTAGAACCTGCCGTGCAGTAGAACCACCAGACCTCGTTGAAGCCTTCGTTCGTCCCGCAAAATATCTGGTCAACCTGATCCCGGTTGATGTCGTTGTAGATAAACTTTCTTAAGTCGCAACGCAAGGTCTGAACCCGACCGTCGTACTTGTAGAACTTATCCACACCCATCCAGAAAGCCGTACCACTTGCCAAGGCAGCAGAATTTTGACTGATGATAGAAAGGTTATCCCCTAGCAATTGAGTCCCCCACACAATCGGTGGATTGACATATTGCAATGAATACAAGGAGACATCTGTCCAAACAAGGATTTCCTGACGGCTTTGGAGGGAAGTAACAATCTCTGACCCGTGCGAGAGTCTTACGCTACCTGCCTGATTTGTTGGCGATGGAGTCCAGTTGGTAACGCTTTCTTGGTCTGACCATCTGACCAGCATCGGGTCAAATGTTGTTCCAAGGTAATCGTTTGCGCCAAAGCAGAAGGTGAAGCGGCTAATATCCGAGACCGTGATGCAATTCTGTTCGAGTGGCACATCGGAGGCCCCATCAAGATCAGCCACCGCAATTGCTCTTGATGCGATCCTGTGGCTTCCCGATTGGGAACCAGATGTATTAATTGGCGTTCCACCGGGGGTCGCTGCAAGATTGCAGGTTGTGCTGGAAGCATTAACTACGTAGTAGACAACGCCGGGTAGAAGACCTGTAGGCAGACTGCCTGTAGTGGTTAGGGTAACTGCCATGCCATCAGACAAGATGGCACCCAGCGTGAGAACGGCAGGGCTGGCGATCGTAATAGAGGCTGTTGTGCCAAACACCCCAATCGTTGCATCCCAATAATAAAGGGCACCGCCCCTTGGACCAAAGACCAAGTCTTCACCAAAGTTGGTCTGGCTCCAAAGACGAAGTGCTTGCTGGGAGTTTGAACCAATGCCCCACGGTCCCACACCCCATTCGCCTGCGCCCCATCCTGTGATGGGAACAGCGATCTCTGGTCCTACGCTGATTTGATAGACAGCTTGAACCGTGCCGCCACCGTTGGTCACCGTAGATGTCGCCTTGGCAGTAACCGTATGAACCCCAGACTGAGAGCTACCAATTGCAGAAATAGCTGGACCGCCGGAAGTGGCAGCTAGGTTAAACGTGTAGTCTGTTGTGTTTACAACGTAGTAGGTCGTGCCTGCAACAAAAGGAGGAGGCAAAGATCCTGTGGTGGAAAGAACAACCGGCGTGTTGTTTGCCAGTTTAAACGTAGAGGTAAACACAGCAGGGCTCCCCGCTGCAATGACAACCTCAGAAGACATTGCAATGGTGTAATCATTCCCATTGACGGAAAGAATCTCATGTTCCCCAAGAATGGTTAGATTCCCTGTGGCAGAGCTTCCGTAGAACGTTACAAAGTCCCCAGTTTGATACCCGCCGTTTGCATCGGTAACCGTGATTGTTGAGGAGTTGTTGGTTGTGTCAAAGGGATTGGTCAGCGTCACAGAATCCCTGATGGGGGTGACATCAAAATATTCCCCGCCCTGAGAGATATAGAACTTCTTGTTCGTCCCAAGGCTGATCAGGTTGGTTCCATTGAGGGTCACCCAATTCCACAAGGAGCGGCAAACGCCATCAAAACTGCTCTCAGAAATTCTTTCCCAACCCCCAATTTTCTCAGGTGTGCCTTGGCGAAAACGGATCTTGTCACAGTCATACCAACCATTCTCATTGGTATATCGTGTGTTTTCCCTGTTTACACCTGCCTTGAAAAGAAGTTTCTTTAATGGCATTTCATTTCACCGATTCGTATTGGGCGTAGCATTGTTTGAGGGCGGCTCTGAGGTCGTCGGCTTCTCTAGCGATCCTGACAAGAAACTCTCCATCCTCTCGGTAAAGCTCTTTGGCGGTACATCCACTTTGTCTAACGCCGGGAGTACTGGGCACGGCACTGCCTTCATTGGGACGGGCTTGACGGTCGCGCACGATGTTAGCCAAAGCGGTATTACGAGCATGAATATTCTTGAGTTCACGGTCTTTTTCCTGCCTAATATTGTCCGCAGCTTGTTGCCAATTCTGCTCTTTTTCCCTAGCTTTCTCAACCTCTTCGGTGTACTTGACTAGGGAGTCTGCCCGTTCTTTGTCCCATTCCTGCTGGACTTTAGCCTGCCCAGCCTCGTCGCCCTGCCAATGACCCACGCCATAGGCAAAGACGACCGCCAGAACTGATCCAGCTATGAGGTACGGGTTCATTTTGGCTTGGTGCCTTCCAACTTCTTGTGGACCTTAACAGTTTTGCAAATCTGCTTCTTGGTCTTGGCATCATCGATGCAGACCTTTTTCATCTCACCACCAGCAAAGGCAACCAGCGGGACAAATGCAATAAGTGCAACGAGCTTCTTCATTATTCAATCTCCGGGTGAGGGGGTTGGACAGGACCGGGCTTACCCTTATACCCAACCACCACTTGCGGGGCAGAGGATATGGGGTCAAGCGTTGGCTCTACGCGTTTAACCGGGGGAGTGGGCTTGTCCTCCCGCTCTTCCTTGGTGGACAGACCGGGTGGTGTAAACGCAGGCAGAGCATCCTTACCCTTGACCGCTAGAAGGGTGGCAAGACTGCCCAAGATGTACTTGGACATGTCTGAGAGGATCAAAAAAAACTGCTTGTCTGCCGGAGCCATCCCCGACATAGGTTGTGTCACAAAGACAACACTATATAGACTGATGCCCACCATGATCACCACGGTGAAGCAGAAGGTGATGGCAATGCAGAACTTAATTACTGCATCGTGCTGTTCCTGCGTCAGCGCAAGGAACTGGCTTATCAGCTTTAATGGGTTCATCTTTCATGTCCTCTGGCTTGGTCAGTTGATCTGGGCAAGTTCCTGTGGCTGAACAGAAGGGGCGTTTACATTCTTTCTTTTCCCAGTTCTCAGGGTCCTGACAGGGGTATCGGAAATGCTCCCCACACCCGAACAGGCTAAATACCAAGAATACGGCGAATACGCGCATGTTGTAGCTCCCTGTCGTCCATACCCTTTGTCCCACCATTGATCCTCTTGCTCAAGGTTACAAAGTCACCTGAGTCGGCAAATCTGTTTAAACCATTAGTCTCCCAGAACCAACATGCACTCTGGGCTGCACCCTCGAAGGTCTGCATATATTCAGAGGCTTCCTGAACCGTGATCTCAAGGCTCATGGCGAAGTTTCTATAATTCTCAGCCCCGGTAAGCTGGATAATCCCCCGTCCGGCGTGTAGCCAGCCATCTCCCGATGCTTCATCCCGGTTCCCCATGCGGTTGGCATAGACCCTATTGGCGATGGCTCTGGGATTCTTTTCGTACCTCTTGGCAGTCTCCATGTCTGGGAAGTACTTAGGGAATGTCTTTAAAAGACCTGCTGCCTTGTAGTTTAAATTCTCAGACAGATAGACAAAGCCACCTGACTCATGGTGGCACTGGGCTAGGAAGGCAGCAACCCGGACGGGCGTGTTGATGTCGTACTCATCCAGAAGGGTCTTGCCGTTTAACTCCTTCTGTAGACCGAACAAAGCATCGTGCCATTGCTCTGGATACTTTGTATGCGGGGCAAACTCTTTAAACTGCCTCAAGGTAAGCATCATTCCCCCATCAAAATCTTAGCTCTTAAATCGCGCATTTTCTTTATCTCCTCCACAGCTATAACTGTTGCATTATGCATATCAAGGTATGCCATGCCTAGAAGAGGAATTGCAATTACGAAAGTCAGAGCCATTATGGCAAGACATATGACGATAACCCACGGTACGTCTGACTCGTTCTTATCAGACCCATTACGCCCCACATCCACGCCGTTACGAACAGGACTGCTCCAATCCATATTGCCAGTGCCTTTAGTTGGTTTACCGCCCTTCTGCGTCGCCATAATGTGATCTGTGTTTTGCGCATTTCCTCGGCTAAAGCTTCGTTCTGTTCTTGAACTATCTGCTGCCACATCTTTTCAAAGCGCGTCCACACATCTCCCAATTCCGGCGGCGTTTGGTACACCATCATTTCGCGTACCTCTGCCAGCATGGCATCCAACTGAGTCCTTATTTGTATTCTTCTCAATGCCCTGCGGGCTAAGGACTCATCCCCCTTGTACAGCTTCTTGGCGTTTGCCTCCTCTTCTATAAAAGCCTTCGCCAAACGGTCATACTCATCAATAAAGGTCCCAAGATGGTCCCAGATACTTGTCAGGGCATCATGTGGATGCGCCTTTGATACTTCTTGTACTCTCTTGACTTCCTCGTTGTACTGCCGGGTCTGTTCTGGGGAGGGGCTGACTATCTTGTGATACTGCTCCTTTAAGTCTTTTAAAACCCCTCCGACTTCCCCCGCTGTACTCTTAACTTCTTTGTAAAACGCTATGCCTTTCTTTGCCAGTTCTATCGCCGTCGTGGCTGCTTTAAACGCTGCCGCAATAGTGATTGGGTCCACATTACTGATTCTGCAATAATGAAGTTGGTGCAGTAAAGTTGCTTGGGTATCTTGCAAAACCTTTGGTTATGCGTACATCTTGTACATAAGCATTTACCCACTGTGCAGGAGTCGTGCCATCAGCAAGACCACCTATCCACGGGCGACCAAGAACGCCGACATAGTTGTTTGTATCGGCGTAGTTAGAGCCAACCTGTGTTCCATTTACAAAAAGTCTAGTGACAGCGCTCGCCCTGCAAACCGCTATGTGATACCAAGTGTTCACCACTAGCGTGGACCCTGTTATTCGGGTGCCGGGAGACGCGCCTCCAGTGTAGTAATAAATAACTCCTGCGCTCGTCAGGGAAATAGCAGGGGCTACCGTAGACGTCGCGGATCTAAAATCCATAATTACTTGGTTTGCAGAGACAGTATTGAAGTTAATCCAGAACTCAATGGTGAAGTCCCCCGTTCCGAAAGCCCCCAAGTTACTAGTAGACGGGAATATATAATCTCCTGTCCCATCGAAATACATAGCGCTGCCACCAAACTTACTTGCCGCAGTGTTAATTCTCGCATCTGCCACGGTAACCCAATTGTTGTAAGTCGTCGCATCTACAATACCCGCGTTGGCAAACTTTAATAGCCCTGAAGTTTGAGTAGTAATGGCGGCGATGTTTGTGCCAGAGGATTGGGTCGCTTCCAGTGGCAATGCAGGGGGCACAAAAGTCCCTGTATATACCTGCAACCCTTTAACAAACCTTGCGCTCGCTATGTAGCCATCCCAATTGCCACCGCCAACGTATCCGACGTTTGACGTGGTGTCTTGCGTCATTGTTGCGGTGGTTATTTGATATCCGTTAATCCAAAGAGTGACGGTGTTGCTTGCATTACGAGTAACGGCTATATGAGTCCATATATTTGTTCGTAAAAAATACAGACTAGAATTGGCGGTGTTAAATATCTGCGCACTAGTGGTGGACAAAACTACGCCACTCAAATTAGATGCGTATATAGAAATATCAGTGTTTCCCCCGCTTCCACTGACCCCCATGATCCCCCTGTTGGATGTCCCTAGTGTTATTGGGTATACCCAAGCCTCCATAGTCCATGCACCAGTGCCCAACGCAAAAGCGGAGTTGGCAGGGAAAGTTAATCGGTCTGTTGCCCCTCCATCAAAATATGCACTGCCTCCATACACTAATGAATCATATGCAGTATTTGCATATATGGGGGAGAATGGGATAGTGGCAACGCCGCCTCCAGAATACAGGGCTATGTTTTGAGAGCTGTTGTCCCTGAATACCCCGTTTTGGCAAGACAGCAACTTGGTGTTAGACAACGCTGGGAGCGGAAATCTGCTTGGGGTAAAGTTTGATGTGTATACAGGCTCACCAATAGTCACACGCAGATTGTTGATATATCCGGTAAACGAGTACCCGTTTTGCAGCGTATCAACTGGGTATATGCCACCAATAAACACCTTCCCGCTGGTGTAGTTCTTTGTCACATAGGTAGAATTGGTATTGGTGTTTACCAGAATACCGTTGACATACAGATTGATTGCGGTAGTGGTGCGCACAACCGCAATATGCGTCCAAGTATTTAGTGGCGCTGACCCTCCGGTGACCAGTGTTACCCCGGAGTTTTCCCCAGCTCCCGGCACCCCGGTACTGCTCACCCAAAAATTTACTCCATTTGCGCCAGTTGAGGTATTAAAGTTGGCAAAAATGGTGCCCCCGCCTGCTGGATACGCAGTTGGATATACCCATGCTTCATAGCAAAACTGATTGGTGCCGATAACACATAGGTTGGTTGCGCTGTTGGTTACAAAGTTGGTTGTGCTGTTTACAAAATACCCGCTATAGATGGCTGGACTGAACGGGTTAAACGACCCCTGAGTCGGGTTATCTGTCCTAGATACCAAAAAGTTGTTGGTAGACGAATCAAGGAACGCACTGTTGTTCGATGACTGCCAGTTTTGCAGGGTTAACAGGGATGTGCTGGTTCCCGTAATAGCGGCAATGTTTGTCCCTGCGGATTGGGTTGAGGTAAGCGGCGCAGTGGGTGTAGTAAATGCGCCTGTGTAAACACCAACGCCTTTAACTAAGCGCACATTAGACATGTAACCAGTCAGCGGTGTTGCTCCAATAGTGGAAGCTCCAGCGCCAATAACGGGCCGAGAAGCACCTACCAAATAATTATTTGAATCTGTGTATGTAGAACCAACCTGCGTTCCATTAACATACATTTTGGTAGACCCGCTGATTCTCACCACCGCTACGTGATACCACGTATTCGTTGAAATTGTTGTTGTGCCTGTAATTTGATCTGCGTTACTTACGTTATACCGAATTGACCCTCCTCCAGACGCGACAAAAATCATCGGGTACAAACCGTCTGTACTAGCAGGGCGAAAATCAATCAGTATTTGTGCCGCAGCCGTGGTAGTAACATAAAACCAACCTTCTATAGTGAAGTCCCCTGTGCCAAACGCAAAAGCACTCTGCCCACCAAGAGTTAAATAATCCCCCGTCCCGTCAAAGTACCCAGAACCAGAGTAAGGATATGTAGTTACTGAGAAAGGAGACAACCTTGCCGCTCTTGCATCAGCCACCGAAGTTACGGTGAAGTTGTTGGAGCTTGCATCTGTAATCCACGTTGGCACGTTCGTGCCCGGATTGCCAGAAATCTTTGACGACGTACTAGTGAAGTACGGATCGTACATATTCCACAGGCGAGTCTGTGCCGCCTGCTGTGCGTCAGATACTGTCCAAATTCCCGGAGTCGCAGCGCCAAGGGCTGGGTTGTAAGTTTGGTAGCCAGTGAATGGTGTGAACGTGCTGACTGCTGCGTTGCCGTTGGCGGTAATAGCAAATGCGTTGGTGCTCTGGTCAACAATTGCTGGAGAGTTGCAGGTCAGCAAGCTAGTGTTGGTAACTCTGAATAGCTGAGTCGGAGGGGTGAATGCAGCGGTGTAGAGAGCGGTTCCTTTTACAATGCGTATGTTTGACAGATAGCCGTTTAAATTTAAGCCGGTTGATTGGTTTTGTCCAAACCAAAGCGCGCTGGTATTGTTGTAGTTTTGCGCAGTAGTAAAAGTGTTAGACGCAACGCCGTTAATCCACCACGTGCAGTTGTTTGTGGATAACCCGCTGCGAGTAACTGCTACATGGTTCCATGTGTTAGCTCTTATCGACGCGGTAGACGTATTAATAACCGTATTGTTATTAAACGAAAAAGTTCCTGCGGTGTTTAAGTCTATGCTGTAATCAGAGGCAGCAGAATTGCCTTTGACCAACACGCGCTGAGTAGCAGACAAATTGTTGGCGTAAATCCAAAACTCAATCGTAAAATCACCGGCAAATTGAAATGCGGCATTATCCGCAATACTTAAATAATCCCCCGTCCCGTCAAAGAAAACAGAGTACCCAGCATCCGCGCCGGTGGTGATGATGTTTCCGGGATATTTGCTCATGTCTTATTGCCTCGGTAGTGCGACTTGCGGAGGTGTGAAATTTCTTGTGTAACGGGCAATGCCTTTGGTAATGCGTAGGTCGTCGATGTAGCCGTTAAAGTTTCTGGACGCTGCTGTGTACGTTCCAACAATCATGTACCACGTAGAAGCATTGTTCACTGACACGTTTGCCGCTACAGGCGACCCTATTTGTAAGCCGTTGACAAAAAATAACAGGTATCCATTGCTTCTGACAAAAGCGATGTGCTGCCATTGCCCTGCAACCAAGGACCACCCTGTAACCGCGTACTTGGTGGTGCTGTTATATATAGCTGCTTCATTGGAGGCATTGCTAGCCCCCACATATATATCAAACCCTATATCAGAGTTTGCCGCAGGAGAGTCCTTGCGATATGTGCATATATCCTGTGCTGCTGACAGGGAGTTTGGGTATACCCATGCTTCTATAGTGAAGTCCCCTGTGCCAAATACGAAGTTATTAGCTATTGCAGGGTTAGGCTGGATCTGTAGATAATCTCCCGTGCCGTCAAAAGACATACTCCCACTGCCATACTTCACGACACTGCTACTGACCTGCGCGTTGCCGACTGTCTCCAAGTCGTTTTTCATCGTGCCGTCGAGGATACCGGCGTTGGTGAAGTTGATGAGAAGCACAGTATTAGATGCTGTAACACTCCCGGATGTCGTCGTTGGAGGAGCCGTAGGCGGGGTAAAGTCAGCCGTATAGATACCCTGACCGTTAATTAAGCGCAAGCCAGAAATGTATCCAGTGTAGTTTGCCTCATCACCATTCTGGTCTCCACCAATCGTAAGTGCGCGATTACCAGTTCCAACAGTAGTTTGATTTGTTGTAAAACTCTGCCCAACACCATTAACAAACACTTTAAGATTGTTTGATCCTGTTCCTGATCTTGACGCAGCAACATGGTTCCATGCGTTTAATCTTACGGTGGTTGTTGTATTCCTATATGAAGTAGCAGGGCTTGAGTTCATATACATGGCAAGCTGTAGGCTGGAATTTATATCCAAGTCCCAGTCAGAATCCAAGCCATATTCACCCGCTCCAACAATAATTGCACCCTGCGCTCCGGGCGTTGCTGTTGGATAAATCCATGCTTCAAAAGTAAAGTCAGTATTAGCTGCCGGGAAAAATACAGAGTTCCTTGCAATGCTTAAATAATCCGTTGTTCCATCAAAGTACCCAGACCCGCCGGTTACTGTTGGCGTATATTGATACTGCGGGGCGAACGGGGAAAAAGCTTGAACAGAAGTGGTGCCATTAGGAGTCAATGTTGCAGCGGCGGTGCTATTGTCTACAAAGCGATTGCTCTGTAGGGTAAGCAACGTAACACCAGAAGCAGGAGAAAATGGTAAAGCGCTGGAGGTAAAGTTGCTTGTGTATATCGCGGTTGTATTGTTGAACCGCAGATTTGACATGTACCCAGCATATTTATTGGTTGTAGTAGCGCCTCTTTGGTCTATAGGAGCGCCTATAGTCAGCCCGGTGTCTGCCAAATTCGTACTTATCGTTGCGCTGCCACAGCTTATACCGTTTATGTAAACAGTTACTGTATTGCTACTTCTGACGACAGCGAAATGTTGCCATGTATTAAGCGCAACAGTTGTGGTTGTGGTTATTGTAGTCCCGCCAGCAATAAACACTAGGTAACCACTTGTATTTATGTAAAGATACATAGCTGCCGTATTACCGGCAGCGGTACGTGTATCAAACAGAACTGGAGTGTTAGAAAATGCTGTTGGATAGGCAAAACACTCAACAGTAAAGTTTGTAGAAAAAGAATAATTGCTGCTGTTGGGCGCTGTAATGTAGTCACCGTTGCCATCAAAATAAGCGCTCCAAGCTCCCGGCTGTAAGCTGAATGGCGAGAAACTGCCTTGGGTCGTATTGCCGTTGCGGGTAATAGCAAATTGATTAGAACTGGCATCCAGAAAAAGATTGTTCTGAGCGCCATTCGCTGCTCCATCCGCTTGCAGGAGAAGAGCAGTGTAGTCAAACAGAGGATCAGTCACCCACTGCTGATTAACTTGTGCCTGCGCTTGTTGAGCTAGGTTCCATACACCTTGGTACTGCGGCATGGTTTACTCCAATCCGGAAATCTGTTCGCTGGTCATGGCAGGTATGTCTGTTGACTCTAATACTACCGGCGCTTGTGTCTCCAAAACCACCTCTTGCTGAGTTTCCATAGCAGGGGCGACGACAGGAACATCAGCGCTAGGAGCCACGACAGGAGAGCGAAATTCACCAGCTTCTGCGTCATATATGTCTCCAATAGCTGCGTACTTCCCACGGAAATTTCCGTTGTAGCTGGTTTGTTTCCAGTTTGTATAACCGCCAGACCATTCGATCAAAAAAGCAATACCTTTTTCTTCGGATTCAATAGTGGAAACATTAATAAAGCCGTCATCTGTGACTGTAGTCTTTTTAACAATAAGCTCGGCATTGTTAACAGCATTGACTTCAATAACTACATTGTTGTCATCAAGTTTTGCAAAATGCGCCATATTCTGCCTCAGAATGTTATTGATCCGTTACCAGTAAAACGATAGATGTAATAGTCATTGCTGGCAATTATCTGTGGAGAACCTGTCGTTGATGCGCAGTCTCTAAAGTTCTTTGACCAACGGAGAATGACAACGCCAGAACCACCACCTCCTCCGTCAGCGCCGCCGCCACCCCCCGTATTAGCAAGACCACTTACATTAGTGCTTCCTCCACCACCAACGCCTCCGCTTACAAGAAGTGGGCTGCCTCCACTTAACCTACCGTATCCTGCGCCACCCCCCGCCATAGTTATAGCGGTTCCAGTGATTGAAGATGAAACACCATTTCCACCAATACCAGATTGAGTACCGCCAGCGCCGTAACCTGTTGCTCCTGCCTGCCCCGCGCCGCCGCCTCCACCGTTATATGCACCCCCAGCATAACCTTGGTTTGCAGTTCCAGCAGTTGTAGTTGCGCTACTTTCCGCTGAACCACCAGAAGACCCACCTGAACTACCCACCGCAGAAGTGCTTCCACCGCCACCACCCCCGCCACCAGTAGAAGTGATTGAGCCAAACACAGAATTGGTTCCATTTGCACCCTGACCCGCAGTGCTTCGTCCTGCTGCTCCCGAACCCACAGTTATGGTATACGCGGTTCCCGCAGTCACAGCTAGTGGAGTTTCTGCCGCCGCCCCACCGCCAGAAGACTCCCCAAAAACAGAAGACCTATACCCTCCAGCACCGCCACCGCCGGGAGTTGAATAGCCCCCTGCACCTCCACCAGCTATGACCAAGTACTCTACAGAAGGCGTAGCCCCAGTAGGAGGCGGGGTAAAGTTTGGGTTGTATGAAGCAGATACGAAGTTACCGGGGATGGAGCGCAGGGGCATACTTCACCTATTAGGTAATAGCTTCAAACGTCGCGGTGAAGGTCAAGGCAGATGCCGTGCCGGAAAATGCTGCGACTGACTGGTTCTCGGTGATATACAAAGAATTGGTCTTGTCCACAATCACTAGCGTTGCATTTGGCGGCACAGAGATTTGGTATGCCGGGTAGGTAGTCACCGTAGAAGAAGCAAAAGTTGGATTATTACCAACCGCAATAGTCGCAGTGGCAGCACTTGCCGTTGTATTCGATGCGGTAATTGAAGTCACACGGTTGACCGTATTTGCCGCTGGGGTCAAACCTGTCAAAGAAGTAGTGCCGTTGTACGTCCACGAAGTCGTGGGAGTAGCCGCAGATGAAGGGATAACGTAGGCAGTATTTCCGTAAATACTCGTTACGTTGACAATGTTTGGGTTAGCCATTTAATAACTCCTCAGAAGCCAAAAATCATCGCCATAGCGATACTTTTACCTGTTGAAATACCACCACTTGATGCGCCCCACGCAGGGATACCAGACGAAATGGTAAGAACCTGCCCATTACTACCAATTGGAAGCTTGCTTAGGGTGTTAGATGCTGATGCATACAGAATGTCACCCGTGGTGTAGGTGCTTTGTGCTGTACCGCCATTCGTTTCCGGTAGAGTTCCTGTGACACCTGTAGAAAGAGGAAGCCCCATTGCATTGGTCAGAGTGCCTGAGCTTGGAGTGCCTAGTGCTCCTCCATTAACTACAAAGGCTCCTGCCGTCCCTACGTTTACACCTAGCGCGGTCGTGACTCCCGTTCCAGTTGTGATGGTTGATGGGGCTGAACCCGCGCCACCACCTACAACCAGCGCACTTGCCGCCAGAGCACCTGAACTTGCCAGCGTTCCAGTTGCTGAGTAATAAAGAACCCCGCCGGACGTACCAGAAGAAATTCCAGTACCACCGGAAGCTACCGGCAGGGCAGAACCTAGTGTCATGGAGGATGCATAGGTTGTGACATCAACGACGTTCGTGCCATCGTTGTAGACCATCATGGTCTTACCAGACGGGACTGCGATACCTGTACCCGTCGAATTCTTGACCGTGACCGTGTCGGCTACACCGTTGTAAACAACATAGGACTTCTCAATTGCCGGGACAATCAAATTTCTTGCGCCGCCAGAAGTCCCAGTTAGGTTTAAACGAAAGTTACGAGCTATCTGGGAAGCGTTCGTATCTGTAAGGGTTAGGGTAACGTCAGCGCTGGCAAAGGTAACGTCAGCAGAACCGACAACCGCCTCCTCAAGCGCAGTTCCCAAGTTCGTGTTGGTTGTACTACCCCACGTACCTGACTGCTCACCAGTGGCAATCAGTTCAATTTTGAGATTGCTGTATGTACTAGCCATGTTATTTCCTTATGCCACTTGAACTTCGACCCAATTAGGATCTTGGTAGTTTCCGACCGCAGACCAATTGGGATTCTGATAATCGTCAACTATTGTCCATCCACCTATTGTTACTGTTCCAATCTGGCCCGTACCAGATACGCCAGTTAACACTAATACATCATCTGTCCTAATTGAAACCGTGCCTATTGCGCCGGTTCCAAAAACTCCTGTAGGAATCTTCTTTGGAGTTGGGGTTGCTGTTCCCGCAGAACCTGTGCCACTAACTCCAGTGACTTCAACTGCTACACCAAAGAACGTATCTACCTGTCCTACATCTCCGGTTCCTTCAACCCCTGTAACAACAATGGTTGAACTTATTGCAAATGAAACCGAACCAATAGCACCCGTTCCGCTAACGCCTACTGCATTGGGCAAAACTTTGGGTACTACCGTCCCCGATGAACCTGTTCCAGATACACCAGAAACATTTACAACTACGCCCGTAAGGATGCTGACGTTGCCTATCGCGCCGGTGCCTTCAACACCTATTGGAATGACAATGTCATCAACTTGTACAGAG